TGCACCTGTATTTGATGCTGTTCCTGGTAATCCTGTGGGACCTGTTTCACCTCTTGAACCTGTTGCTCCTGTATTTGATGCTGTTCCTGGTAATCCTGTGGGACCTGTATGACCTGTGGGACCTGTAAAGCCTGTTGAACCTGTATTTGATGCTGTTCCTGGTAATCCTGTGGGACCTGTTGAACCTGTGGGACCCGTAAAACCTGTTGAACCTGTGGGGCCCGTTGATCCTGTTTGACCTGTGGGACCCGTAAAACCTGTTGAACCTGTATTACCTGTTGTACCTGTTGCACCTGTATTTGATGCTGTTCCTGGTAATCCTGTGGGACCTGTATGACCTGTGGGACCCGTTGCTCCTGTTTGACCTTGAAGGCCCGTTGCACCTGTTGCTCCTGTATTTGATGCTGTTCCTGGTAATCCTGTGGGACCTGTTTCACCTCTTGAACCTGTTGCTCCTGTATTTGATGCTGTTCCTGGTAATCCTGTGGGACCTGTATGACCTGTGGGACCTGTTGATCCTGTTGCACCTGTATTTGATGCTGTTCCTGGTAATCCTGTGGGACCTGTTTCACCTGTTGAGCCTGTTGCGCCTGTATTTGATGCTGTTCCTGGTAATCCTGTGGGACCTGTTAAACCTGTTGGACCTGTTAAACCTGTATGACCTGTGGGACCTGTTAAACCTGTATGACCTGTGGGACCTGTTGAGCCTGTTGCACCTGTATTTGATGATGTTCCTGGTAATCCTGTGGGACCTGTATGACCAGTGGGACCCGTTGCTCCTGTTTGACCTTGAAGGCCCGTTGATCCTGTTTGACCTGTGGGACCCGTTGATCCTGTGGAACCTATTGATCCTGTGGGACCTGTTGAACCAGTTGATCCTGTTGCACCTGTATTTGATGCTGTTCCTGGTAATCCTGTGGGACCTATGGGACCAGTTGAACCTGTTGCACCTGTATTTGATGCTGTTCCTGGTAATCCTGTGGGACCTGTTTGACCTGTGGGACCTGTTGAACCTGTTGCACCTGTATTTGATGCTGTTCCTGGTAATCCCGTGGGACCTGTTTGACCTGTTGAACCTGTTGCGCCTGTATTTGATGCTGTTCCTGGTAATCCTGTGGGACCTGTTTGACCTGTGGGACCCGTAAAGCCTGTTGAACCTGTGGGACCCGTAAAACCTGTTGAACCTATGGGACCCGTAAAACCTGTTGAACCTGTGGGACCTGTTGAACCTGTTGCTCCTGTATTTGATGCTGTTCCTGGTAATCCTGTGGGACCTGTATTACCAGTGGGACCCGTTGAACCTGTTGCACCTGTATTTGATGCTGTTCCTGGTAATCCTGTGGGACCTGTATTACCAGTGGGACCCGTTGCTCCTGTTTGACCTTGAAGGCCCGTTGATCCTGTTTGACCTGTGGGACCCGTTGATCCTGTGGAACCTATTGATCCTGTGGGACCTGTTAAACCAGTTGAACCTGTTGCTCCTGTATTTGATGCTGTTCCTGGTAATCCTGTGGGACCTGTTGAACCAGTTGATCCTGTTGCTCCTGTGTTTGATGCTGTTCCTGGTAATCCTGTGGGACCTGTATGACCTGTGGGGCCCGTTGAACCTGTTGCTCCTGTATTTGATGCTGTTCCTGGTAATCCTGTTGGACCTGTTTGACCTGTGGGGCCCGTTAATCCTGTTGCACCTGTATTCGATGATGTTCCTTGTAATCCTGTGGGACCTGTAGGTCCTATTAAACCTATACCAGGTCTTCCTTGCAAACCAGTAGGTCCTGTAGAACCTATAGAGCCAGGTGGACCTGTAATTCCAGAAATTCCTGATAAATAAATTCCTTGTACATTCCCTGGAATTCCTATATTTTTATCAAAATTAATAATTACATTTGTAGTATCAAAATTAGATATAGAGAACATTTATTTTAAAATTTAAATTTTAAATTCAATTTAAAATTTAAAATTGAATTTAAATTGATAAATATTTTAAAAATAAAGATGAAGTGTGATTATTGTAAAAATGTATTAAACCCTTTTCATACATATTATGATGGTAATTTATCCTACTGTCTATCTTGTGTAGAATCAAAAGATATTGATAAAGATCTTCATGAATCATATAAAATTGACTGGGAATATTGTCAACACTGTAAAAATATTATTCTTTTATCAGATTTTAAAGGACCTTGTCAATCTCAAACGAAATGTAAACTAAAATTTAATTATGCTTTCTCTCATCTATGTAAGGATTGTAGCATAAATAATAAGTGTTTACTTTGTTCATAATTTAATTTAATTTTAAATTAAATTATTTAATAAATGCTTTCAATTATTAAAAATTTTTTAGGATATACAATTGATGAAGATATCGGCATTGTTCACACCTCTTTTGATTATAATTTACAATCAATCTTGAAAAATAAATCTAGTATCAAATCTCAACTATCTATCAACACAGAATCTCTATATTTTCTTCTCATCATATGTTGTCTTAACAAAACTGAAAATATTATCGATAATGATACCATGAATGAATGGATTCACACACAACCATTCCTCAAACAAATAAACTATAATTCTATTTCATATAAAGAAAAAGAAAAAAAAATATATGGTTTAGAATGGACTGGAAGTAGTTGTTATTTAGATAGTGTATTAGTATCTTTATTTGCCCCTTCATCTGATTTTATTGATAAAAATATGTTACTTAAAGATATTGATTCTTTAAAAAATAAAAAATTACGTTTTCTTTGTTATAACACATTACCTATTGATGAAGATCTAAAACAACGTCAAAAAATACAAGATGAATTAAAAAAAATTAAAGATTCAATGTATTCTAACGAAATTGAAAATTGTTCATCTTTACGAGAAGCAATCTCTACATGTAGAGCACAACAAGAATTTCATGGAAAAGGTACACAGGATGCAGGAGAATTTCTTGTTTATTTATTTGATTTATTTCAGATTGATACAGCTACATTAATTCGATACACTTTTGTAAGAAATGATGATGAAAAACCAATTCTTGTTGGAAAAGTAGAGACAGAAAAAGAAACACCAGTTATTGATATTTTTCAAGGAACATTAAAAGATTTATCAAAACATAAAATTTATCCAGTTGATTCTTTCATTAAACAAACTGAAACAGCAACATTTGATGAAAAAAATCTATATAAATATGAAGGAAAAACATATAAATATCGTATTGAAATTAATAAAAAAATATCACCTGATTTTATGGTATTTCGTGTACATCGTCTAGGACCCAATAAATTTTATCAAAGAATGTTATATCCTACACCTCATCTCTTTACATTACATTCTATATTAAGTTTATCTGCTATCGTTATCTATACTGGATCTTCTCATTATGTTTGTGTATTTTGTATTGATTCTATATGGTATTATTATGACGATGTAAAATCAAAAAAAGCTAAAAAATTAGGAAAATTTAAAGATATGATAGAAAATAGTCCATATAATCCTATCACTCATGGCGTTTTGTATATCTATAAAAAATAATAAAAATTTATTTTATAAATGAAAATACTGTAAAAGTGAATGTTAAATAGATATATTTTTACAATAAAATGTAATTGATTTAGATGAACAAATATTTTCCCAATTTTTATATTGAATATCTAAAAAGTTTTTATAGTCTTTTATCAATTTTGTTTTATATACTTTATTTTCTGTATTTGAGCTTATTTCTGTATCTATAATATCTTCACTGATATCATAGAAAGTTTCTCCTATTCTTATACCAGTTTGACCATATAATATTCCTTTTTGATTTTTATCATATATAAAAATATCAATAAAAGGGTATTCTATCTTTTTAGAATATAATTTATAATACAATTCTTGTTTAGGCTTTTTAAATTTATAAATATTCATATATTTTTCTAAACTAGGTATCATCTTTTCAAAATTTTTAATTTCATTTCGTTCGATCATAATAGTCACATCATTATCATATGAAATAAATTTCTTATTTCTAGCATATCCTAATAATGTTCCATATATTAAAGAATAATTTAATCCAAAATCATATAAAATTTGTAATATTTCTAAACATGATCTTTCATCATCTGGATTCTTTTTCCAAACATTTTCAAATGGATTTTTTTTTATTATTAAATAAGGATCTGGTGCAATATTTGAACCAAAATCATAACAATGTGTAATAATTGAAGGAACTGTCATATAATTTTCCATATCTGATTTAACATAAATCATATCAATTGGATTCATAAATTTATTTGATAATACTATATCTAATGCACGTTTTGCACCTTTTTTACTAATTACTAATCCATAAGCACCCATCGGATAATTATCATGACTTTTTCCATCTATTCTCCAAATATAATCATTTATTTTTTCTAGTTTTTTATAGTCATAAGCAGGGTCAGGAATAATACTACATGTGTTTCGAGGCCATTTTGCTCTACAATTACCTACCCAACATATGTCAAATGTTTTTGGTAATGTAGAAATTATTTCTTCTAATTTAGGGAACCATTCTGATAAAACTATATCATCTTCTAAAACAAGAGCATATTCTACATTATCTTTAATAATTTGTTTTAATGTTTTTACATGACTTGATAGACAACCAATTTGAGCAGGAGTTAGATTAGAACTATTAAGTATATTTTGATCTAATTTTTTACCATAAATAGCATTAATACGTGTAATATCAGAATCTGATATATTGTTTAATAGTAATTGTTTTTTTGTATTCATATATCGTTCATAATCTTTTTCTAAATTAATAATATAAATTTTCATTTTATATTATATTAAATATTTTTCAATCGCATAAAATGATAGTACTCCATATAAAATACCAAAAAAAGAACCACCCATAATTTGAATCCAATTATGACATCCTATATAAACACGACTATAACATATTAAACCTACTAATACCCATAATATAGATATTTTTACTATTTTTTCTTCTTTGCTCCATAATGTATATTTTTGAATATATAAACTCCAAAAAATTGCTGAAAATGTAACCATTTGTGCATGACCACTTGGAAATCCAAATGTTTTACTACCAGTATTACATTGATTAAAAATACCACATCCTGTTTCAGGTGGATTTGGTCTTACCCAAGGATCTTTATCTCCTACTATTTTTTTAGAAATATATTTTTCAAGGTGATTCATACCTTCACCAAGAATTAAATAAGAAATTAAAAAATATAAACACCATTTATTATTTGTTAATAAAAGTGCTAAAATTGTTGTAATCATGATAAAATAAGGAGAAGATTGTGCTAAATCTAATGGTAATCTTGAAAAATTCTCAGACATTTTATAAATTAATTAATAATTTATAAATTAATTTATTAATTAATTTATAAATGAAAATAGATTTAAAACAAAAAAAAGTTTTATTTTTAGGTTATGGAGCTGTTGCTAAATGTGTATGGAATTATTTTGATGAATTTTTTATTTATAAAAAACAAAATATCTTTCTTGTTGATCGAACAAAAACAGCATTTACTGGTCCAAAATTAAAAATCCTTAAAAAAGAACAAAAAATTGTCTTGAATGTCTCTTCAAATACATTTGATGATTTAATCGACGATATAGGTCTTCGAAAACAAGATATTATTATTGATCTCTCCACTAGTACTCCAACTTATTATATCGTTAAACAATGTTTTATACGTGATCTTCATTATATAAACACAAGTATTGAAGATTGTGAAGATGATATGCATGGTTCATCTATTGATTGTCAACAACAAATGATTAAATCTATCTCTAAAGAATTTAAAAAACCAAAAAGTACTATTTTAACTGAATTTGGTCAAAATCCAGGTCTAATTCAACATTATGTTCTTTATGCTCTTAATCAACTTTCAAATAAAAATGATTATAGTCGTTCTTCATTACAAAAAGTTATTCGTGATCATAAAATTGGTACTATATTAATGAGTGAAATTGATAATATGAAAAAAACAAAAAATGCTCCTACTGATCTTTCAAAATTTTATAATACATGGAGTGTTAATGGATATTTCTCAGAAGCATTAGATAAAACTGAACTTGTCTGTGGTAAGAAAAATAAATTTATTCATCCCACTTTTCCAAATATAGATTCATTCAACTCCTTATTATATCCAAGTGATTCTGTATTTTTTCTAAAATCAACTGGAATAAAAAGTACATTAAACTCTTTATGTCCTGTTTTAGATAATAATAAAATTAAAATTCAAAATTTTAGAGGTAAATTAGTACATCATGGAGAAATGTTTGAACTTGCTCGTTATTTTGGAGATTATTCTCCTTTTATTTCCTATGTATATCAAACAAATTCTTATCTTGATGAGTCCATTAACAGTTTTTATAAAAAGTTTCCAGACAGTAAAGAAAATGATGATTTATGGATGTATGTAAATCAAGATAATACATTTCATATTTTTAATGGTCAAGAAGTTTCTGGTCATGATAGTATTGGTTGTACTATCTTTTGTGGAGAAGAAAAAGTTGAAAAAATATACTGGTGTGGATCTATATTATCTTCTTCTGATCCTATCGTTAAAGAAGATTTTACACCAACAATTGTTCAAGTTGCTGCCGGTGTTTTGACTGGATTATCTTTTATATTAGAAAATAAACCAATGGGATTAATTGAAGCAGTCGATATGGATACAAATTATGTTCTTGAAAAAAGTAAACCAATGTTGGGTAAATTTTTATTTATGGAATTACCTATTCAAAATTTTAAATTTAATTTTAATTTAATATAAATATGATTAACAAAATTCTTTTTTTTGTTTGGTTACTTTTTACAATTTTTCTTTTATATAAATTATCTATTGAAAATGTGAATATAATTCGTATTAATTATTTTTCACTATTATTATTATCCATTTTTAATTTGGTATTTTATTATCAACAATATTTCTCTATCGTTGTAGAAATTACAAAAGTTGATAATGATACTATTTATTATGAAAATAATTCTATAAAAACTTCTGACTCTTATAAAGTATGTAATACAGTTGTTTTATATAAATCTTTATTCGGAAAAGAATATGTTTTATATAAAAAATCCACTCAAAAAATGTTAGTCTTTATTAATTTTAGTTTGATTATTATATCTGCTTTATTACTTATATATACCAGACAAAAATATCCAGATTTATTTAAAAATTCATCACTTTAATTTAAATTTTAAATTTAAATTAATAAAATTACAAAAATTAAAATTACCCAAATATACATATATGATTGTTTCAATTCTTTTACCATATATGTCCCTTCTAAATAATATCCACATTTATTTTTATAATATTCTCTTGTTCCTACACCAGCAATAACAGCAGACTTCTTTAATCCATAACTTTTCATAATATCTTCTGCTACTATCATTAGTTTTTGACCATATCCTTTATGTTGAGAACTTGATCCATTTTTTCCAATTTGTAAAGATGATCCATAAACATGTAACTCTCGAATTAATCCACAATCTTTTAATTCATTAATAAATCCTCCACCAGGATTCTTATCAATTCGTAAACGACAAAATCCAATAATGGCTTTTCTGGAGTTATCTCCACTCCAATAAAAAAAATATAAATATAATGAAAATAACCATGAAAATGTAGGATACCACTCATATGAAATAAAATATTCAGTTCCATATGAAGCTGGATAAGATCGAACAACTAATGTTGGTGAAATATTATTATCACCTAAATCATCAATCTCCATACATCGAATACATTGACAAACTTTTCCTTCCTTTTTCATCTCATCATGAAGCATTTGTCTTAAATTACTATATTTTTGATAACCTGCTTCAATCGATTTTGAAGGAATATCTCGAACTAAACGTTGAATTCGAACCCATGGTTGAATATTTGTTTTATATTCTTTCAATACATTCATTAATAAAGATAAATCTACTTCAGAATAAGGTTTATAAGATCCTTCCTTATACCATTCTGCAATTGTAGATGTAATAATTAAATTTGAATCACTTGATTGACAAATAGCAGTAGGATAAATTTTAACATCATCAAATTGTAATAATGAATTATGAATTGATTGTTGAAACATCCATGCATCTCTTTCAGGTGATGATCCAGGTAAATCAGGCATTAAATGACAAACAACTTTAAAACCAGTTTGTTTTAACATATGAATTGCATCAATGACATGATGAGTATAACAATTTCGATTTAATAATTCTAAAATATTATCATCATAATGTTGAACACCAAGTTGAACTCGTGTCACTCCCCATCTTCGATAATCTTTAATAGACTTTTGAGTAACATAATCAGGTCGTGTCTCAATTGTTAATCCAATAATACGAAATGTAGATGTTTCATTGATAAGAATTTCTTCTTCTAATGTTTTCATTTCTCTCATTTCTTGATAGGTATTTGCAGCCCAATAAATTTCAGTCATTACTTCATTTCGATAAGAAATAGGATAACATTCCCATGTACCACCTGATAAAATAATCTCAAATTTATATGAACTTTTATCATCCATTTTAATATTTCCTGTTCGAATATAACAATTAATTCGATCATATAACTGTCCTTTTACATCAAATTTATATTGTAAAGCTCGTAACATCGCTGGTTCTGATGATAAATAAGACTTTGGTTGTGTAGGATTTCCTAAAAGATCAGTTTCTAAAGGACAATAAGCACATTTTTCGCTACAACTAAACTCACTTGGTTTTAAAACAATAGTAGAGACAAGAACACCTGAACGAGATCTCATTGATTTTAAAATTAAAAATTTATTTAAAAAAGAAGGAATAGGAATGTCTGTAAAATGAGTTTCATAAACATAACGAAGATGATTTTTACTTGGCATGATGTGAAATTTCTTTCGTAATAATACCATTTTTGATTCTAATTCAGATTCTTCTTTAATTTCTATCAAACCACGTACAAAACATTTAATTTTATTTTCATCTTTTAATTTGATCTCTTGAAACGATTCGATATCTTCCATATTTAAAATCTTTTTATTTTATTTTTTTAATTTCAAATTTAAATTAAATTAATTTAAATTTTTATAAAACTCTACTACTTTTGGATCAACTTTAATCTTATAAGGACTATATGCTTTTAAATATAATCCTGATAAACTTTTAACTCTTGATAAAGCCACATATGACATACTATTTTCAAAAATACTGTTTCCAATATCCATCACTGCACAATCAATTGTTGAACCTTGAATTTTATGTATGGTTAAACAATAGGATAAAATAAAAGGAAATTGAAAACGTCTTCCTGTTACTTTTCCATCTTCTTCAAACATAAATTCATGTCTTTCAAAACAAATTGTATTTCCTGACATAAATTTTACATAGATTATATCAGATTCTAAACTTGTAATAACACCTCTTGAACCATTTACAAGACCTTCTTCAACATTTTTATTTACAGTTAACATTACTTGTGATCCTACTTTTAATTCTATTTTTTTAGGAGCAATTAAATCTAAAAAAGTTATTTCTCCATCATCTCTTGAAAGATAAATAACGAGTTCGTTTGGATTTTTATCTAATTCTTCTTTATTTTTTTCATCTACATCTATACGTTTACAACTTAGAAATGTTGGTTTAATTTCAAACTCATCTAAATTTAATTGTTGAAATGCTTTTACACGTTTAAATAACTCTACATTATCTTCTGGTAAATGTTCACCTTTACGAATACGTGCTAACATCCTTGAATATACTTCATCTGTAAAACGATACACTTTTTCAAGTAAAACAGTCTGTAAATCTAATTCATTCCATACATCACATTCAAATGCATATCCATCTTGAATAGGAGGCAATTGAAAAAAATCTCCTGTAAAAATAACTTGTATCCCACCAAAAGGTTTTTGATTTTTACGAACAAGTTTAAATGCTTTATCAAGTGCTAAAAGATAGGTTGCACCAAGCATACTAATCTCATCAATAACAAGTAATTTACATTCTGTAATGCGTTTTACTGCTCGATTCTTTTTTATTTTTTTAAGTAAATCTTGTTTTGGATTAAATACACCAATTCCAGAAAAAGAATGGATAGTTTGTCCTCCAATTAAATAACTTGAAACACCAGTTGTTGATGTAATAGAGATGTTTTCATATATTTTTGTTAATTGTTCAATGGTCCATGATTTTCCACAACCACCTGGACCAGTTAAGAAGATATTTTTTCCAGATTGAATGAGACTTAAAACATGTTCAAACATCTTTTAATTTTATTTTTTTAAATATTATAAATTCAATTTCATAAATTTTATTTAAAATAAAATTTATTATAATTACTCATTATAATTTATCTTTTTATAATTAATTATTATAAATGTATTCAACTAAATCTTATGGAGATTCTCTTGGTACAATTTCTAGTTTAAGAACATTAGGAGTTGCTGATATTTATTATTCTGGGTCTACTGGGTCTGCTGGGTCTACTGGGTCTACTGGGTCTACTGGGTCTACTGGGTCTACTGGTCCTACTGGTTCTACTGGGTCTACTGGGTCTACTGGGTCTACTGGGTCTACTGGTACTACTGGTCCTACTGGGTCTACTGGTGCTACTGGGTCTACTGGTAGTACTGGGTCTACTGGGTCTACTGGGTCTACTGGGTCTACTGGGTCTCTTGGTCCTACTGGGTCTACTGGGTCTGTTGGTCCTACTGGGTCTACTGGTCCTACTGGGTCTACTGGTCCTGGTATTTCTGTTCGTAATACATCTACAAGAACTATATTATATACAACTCCAATTATCTTGAATAATAATTCTGTATCTTTTTCAACTATTTCATTAGGAATACAATACAGAAATTGTAATACATTTACTTTCTATATTCGTTCTATAGAAATTGGTGTTAATACAACTTCAGTTACTAATGTCAGTTTTAATATCTATCCAAGTTCTACATCAGGTGCTTCATTAAATATAAATGAAGGTGCATTATGTTATAGTACATTTATAGTGTCAAGATCAGATTTTCCTGTAGTTCAAGCTATTTCTAGTATTATATGGAATTGGTGTCCTACATCAGGTCTTGTTAATGAAACATTCTATTTTACATTTCAATCTCAAACTACCGAAACAATAACAATTTCCTATATAAATTTTATTTATGATATTATTGGCAATGTAAATACTCTAGTTTAAATCATCCTTTCAGCTCTCAATTTTTTAATTAAATATTGATATAATTCTCGTTCTTTTACATGATATGGAACTTCAATTAATTTTATACCATATTGTCGACATTTTAATGCTTTTTGTTGATCTCGTTGTTGTTGTTCTTCGAAATGTTTTGGTGTTAAATGAAATCGTGGACTAAATTTATAATGTTGAATTCCTTGAATTTCAACGGCTAGTCCCAAGTCTTTATTAAACAAATCAATTTCAAGATTTCTTCCAGACTGTTCATTTTTTAAAAAGTCAGGTCGGATTTTATAAAATGGTTTTTGAAAAATTGTTTCCAAGTGCTGTTTACAAAGTAATTCTAGTTTACTATCTCTTACAGTATGTTGACGATAGTTATAAAAAGGATCTTTAGGAGGCATACTAAAAGATGAAATACGTTGACGATTGGAGTAAGTTCCTCTTTTATTTGTGATCCAATTATAAATAAATAAAACAATAATAATAATAACAGAAAGAATAGCCAATGTCTCTAGACCATAATCATTCCAATATTGTTTAAACTTTTCAAACATTCTTTTTTATTATACTCAATTATTTTTTTATCAAAATAGAATAATATATTAGACTCTATTTTTAAATTTGGATTTCCAATCTTCTTTATAAACTCATTTATATCTTTAAAATGTGGAATATTATTTTTAATATATTCTTCTAAATCTTCTATTGGAGTTAAATGTTGTTGAGGACGAAATAAAATAAATTCCTCAATATTCACAAAAAATCCTGTATACCAAAAACTATATGCATTTTCTTGATCCATATAAAAACCTATCTAAACTCATTTATAAAATTGAAAATTAAAAGAAAATAAAAAGAAAATAAAAAGATGAACACTATTCCCAAAGATGTTTTTTTTATTTGCTGCTCATTCTTATTACCACGTGATTTAATTCGCACACAAACACTTTCTAAAGAATATAATCAAATCGTCTCCACTTTTTTAAAACGTTCTTTTCATACTACAACGTTAAAAGAATTAATTTGTCATATGTGTGGAAATGACTGGAAAAGTCAAGAAGAAATTTATCCAAATGATTATTTTGATATTGATGAAAATTTACATTATTTTGAAACAATGGAACGACAACAATTTATTACTGATCATTTATCTGATTATACACGTAAACATTTATTATGTAATAATTGTGAAATTGAATTTCAAGAAACATCAACTCTAAGTCATTTCAAATATGCAGATTCTTTACAATTATGGTTTAATTTATATTGTACGTATCCCTGGATTATTCTTATTGATCATGAAAAACGTACCTGGCATCAATATAATTCTGTTATTCCAGCTAATTTATATGATGATGATGAAGAAGAACGTGATTATATCAATGAACAACGTTATCTTTATAATGATTACATGGAAGACTAAAATTGAATTAAATTTATAATTGTTATTTACAATTATAATTACTATGCTTCATCTCATCTTTGGTCCCATGTTTAGTGGAAAAACTACTTTTTTATCTACTATTTCTAAACCTAATTCAATCTATATCAATCACACGTTTGATACAAGAGGAGAAATCTTTTATAGTCATAATCCAAGTATTAATATTAAAAATGGAATCAAAACAGATACGCTAAAAGATAGCGATATTTTAGAATATGATACAATTCTTATTGATGAATCTCAATTTTTTACAAATGTAAAAGAAACTGTTTTACGTTGGGTTGAAGACTATAATAAAACAGTATATGTTTGTGGATTACATGGAGATTATAAACGTAAACCTTTTGGTGAATTATTAGATCTCATTCCTTATTCAGATACAATTAACTATTTAAAGGCAACATGTGATTGTTCAAAGCCTGCTATTTTTAGTAAAAGAATTGTTAAAGATGAAAATCAAATTTTAGTAGGAGCAAGTGAGTATAAACCTGTTTGTAGAACATGTTATAAATCTGAAAAATAATTTTTAAAAATAAAAAGTATAAAATGAGCCATCAAGATTGGAAACCTATCGTGTTGAAGAAAAATGATCAACCAAAAAAATCTCCTGAAATAAAATCAGATAAAGAAGTAGTTGACGAAATTAAAAAACTTGAATATTTTGAACGTTCATTCTGTATTAAAATTTCACAGTTACAACAAGATAATAAAATGAATCGAAAACAACTTGCTGAAAAATTAAAAATAAAAGAAAGTGATTTAGCAGATATTCAAAATGTAAATAAAAAAGTTAAATATGATGGAGCATTTGTTCATAAATGTAAACGTGTTTTTGGAAATTTTGAATGGTAAATTTATGGTAAATTTATGAATTTATAATTTTTTAAATTATAAATGAAAGTTTTTGAATTGATTATAAATGAATTTAGATTTATACCTATTGCTGTACAATTTTTAGAAGATATAAACATTACTGTTATTTTATATCAATTAATTTATAAAAATAAATATATAATTGTTCCTTATTATATATCTAATGGTCATACAAATGATTTACGAGCAAATTTAGTTTTTCCATTTATGTGTATAAGTATAGATGATGAAAATTGTCCTCAAAAGAAATCTTCTAAAAATAAACTTGGAATTGAAAATAAATTACTTGTTAAATATCAAATCATTGAAAATGTAAATCTTGAACCAATACAGAAATATATAGATGGTAAAATAAAAGAATTACCTGGACAAGAATTATTAAAATTAAATATTGGTAAAAACTTATCTGGTGGATTAAAAACTGTAATTTCTCGTTTAAAAAATATAATTGATTTTTTTATTTGTGTTTGTTATATTGAAGTAAAAAGAGATTCCAGAAAATATAGACCTGTATATCATAGTCAAAATAAAGAATTAGATATGAATTATATTGAAGATAAATCTGAACCTACTATAAAAGATATATTTCGAGAAACGTTAGTAGAATATTTAAAAAGTTTTTATATAGATATAAAAAAATTAGATTTTATTCGAATTAATGAATCTTCTTTACGAGTTGTTTCTATTTCTACAAAAGATTTTAATAACCAATCATTTATAAGTGTATGTCCTAACCAATTAAAAAAAGATAAAATGATTCAAATATATGGTTTTATTTCTGAAGAATTTAGAAAATATTTTATACAACAAATTACTTTACTTCAAAATCCAACTCCATTCTTAAATTTATGTAATTATATATTTTCACAAGAATCTACTATTGGTAATTTATCTAATATCATGAACCAATTTAGTTTAGAATGTAAATCTAGGTCTAGATCTAAGAGTCCACGTAAATAAAGTAGATTTTATCTGTAAACTAAATTCATTTTAGATTTATAAATAAAATTTTATTAGATTTATAAAAATAGATTTATAAATTTTATAAATCTTATCAAGACACACACACACATCTGAGAATCTGAAAAACATAAAAAATCAACCATGATTTTAAACACTAAATACACGATTTTTATTAACTTTTATTGTTTAAAATCATGGTTCAATTATATAAATTTTTAGTTTTTCTAGTTTTTTTTAGTTTTTTTTTAATTTTTATATTAAAAATTATTTTATAAATCTTATCAATTATTTTTATTAGATTTATAAAAATAGATTTATAAATTATTTTATAAATCTTATCAAGACACACACACACATCTGAGAATCTGAAAAACATAAAAAATCAACCATGATTTTAAACACTAAATACATGATTTTTATCATTATTTTCAGATTAATTTAAAGTATGATTTTATATATTATTAATAATTACTACTAATAAAATATTAATAATTGTTAATAATTTTATTTTACAACTTAAAATAAAGAATAAAGACTAAAATAAAATTATTAATATTTAAAAATTATTAATTAAATAAAAATGGTTGCATGTGAATTTTGTAAAAAAGAATTCTCTACAAAATATAATTTAATAAATTAGTATTGTTTAGAAAAACAAGGAAAAACATTAATTGATAAAAATAAATGTAAACATTGTTTGAAACTATTTACAACTGAACAAAGTTTACGTATTCATATAGAAAAATGTAAAGTAAAATCAAATGAAAAAGACATAACTAAATTAGAATTAAAAATAAGAAATCTAGAAAATGAACTGAAACATTCTATAATTACAAATAAAGAACTAGATACTAAGCATAAGAAAGAGATATTGGAAATAAAAAATTATAATGATAAAACTGTGAAAAATCTACAATTATAAAATGTTTTTAACAATTGAAAAACTAGCTTCCAATGCAATAAATAAATTACATGAAACTGTTATTGATATAGAACTTGATGATAATGAAGAAAAAGATTCTAAAGAAGAAATCGAAGAATATCAATTACAACCACTTAATCTTGGAAATGATTTTTATATAGAAAATAGAGAAGATGGCTATATTAATGTAACAAACCTTTGTAAAGCTGGAAATAAAAAGTTTAGTCATTGGAATTTATTGGATAAAACAAAAGCTTTCTTAAGGGTACTTTCGACGTCGGCGGGAATTCCCGCCGACGTCTTAATTCAGTCTATAACAGGTGGAAAAAATGAAGATCGTAAGACTTGGGTACATCCTTATGTTGCAATTAATATTGCTCAAGTAAGACTAAGAGTTTTCAACAATTACATGTAGAAAATAAAGAACATAAATTGAAAATACAATATGTTAAATTACAACCACGTGTACAATATAATGAGAAAAATGTAATTTATATTCTTACAACACCTTCACATAAAAAAGAGGGGAAATATATACTTGGTAAAGCTACAAATCTTACCAATCGTCTTTCTACCTATAATAAAACAGATGAACATGAAGTTGTTTATTACCATGAATGTAAAGATGAAGATTCTATGTCTATTGTAGAACAATTAATTTTTCATAAATTAAAAGATTACAGAGAACAAGCAAATCGAGAGAGATTTATTTTACCAGAAGTAAAATCAATAGAATTATTTATAGATGTAATTAAAAAATCAATTGAAAATTTATAAATCTTATCAATTATTTTTAGAGACACACACACACATCTGAGAATCTGAAAAACATACAAAATCAACCATGATTTTAAACACTAAATACACGATTTTTATCATTATTTTAAGATTAATTTAGAGTATGATTTTATATATTATTAATAATTACTACTAATAAAATATTAATAATTGTTAATAATTTTATTTTTAATCTTTATTTTAGATTGTAAAAATAAAATAATTAATAATTATTAATATTTAAAAATTATTAATTAAATAAAAATGGTTGCATGTGAATTTTGTAAAAAAGAATTCTCTACAAAATATAATTTAATAAATCATCAAAAAAATACCAAGTATTGTTTAGAAAAACAAGGAAAAACATTAATTGATAAAAATAAATGTAAACATTGTTTGAAACTATTTACAACTGAACAAAGTTTACTTATTCATATAGAGAAATGTAAAGTAAAATCAAATGAAAAAGACATAACTAAATTAGAATTAAAAATAAAAAATCTAGAAAATGAACTGAAACATTCTATCATTACAAATAAACAATTATCTGAAAGAAATAAAGAACTAGAAGAAAAACTATTTTCTATTTTAGAAAAAGCTGTTAATAAACCTACTACAACAAATACTACCAATAATTATATTGAAAAACTTGAAATAATCTCTCCTGAACATCTTAACGAACAATCAGTTAATTTAACAATGGATCATTTGAAACAAGGTGCTTTAGGTTATTCTTCTTTTTTTCTAGAACATTCTCTAAAAGATAGAGTTGTATGTACCGACTTTTCTCGACGTAAATTAAAATATAAAGATGAAAATGGTGAAGTTATAACAGATCCTGATATGACTTCTTTATCTAAATTATTATTCAAAAGTATTAAAGATAGAAATAAGGAATTATCAATTAGATATATTGAAGAACTAAATCAAAAAATGAAAGAACAACCAAACAGCAGTTTTTATTTTATGGAACTAGCTCAAAAATTTGGACAACAAGATGTAGATTTTGCAAAGATGTTAAATGGAGATAAAAATGGTATGTATCATGATATTATTCGTGAAATTTGTTCTAAAACAATTTTAAATTAATTAACAATAAAATGACATATTGTGGTAATAATGCTCTTCATCCTAGTCTTACAGATGGAAGTCAACAACTTGGTACTAGATATGATTGTATGAGAAAAGGTTTTGGTAAAGGTTATCATTCACCTCCAGATCCATCTTATAATCAACCTTATGCTCCTATTGATGTACGAAAATTTTATTGTGGTAAAAATGCAATTTTACCTGCCGGATATCATGACTTTGGAACACTTCATATTTGTTTTTTAAAAGGATTTGGTGCTGGTAAAAAGAAAAAATCAAGTGAGAAGAAGAAGAAGAAGAAGAGTAAGAAGAGTAAGAAGAGTAAGAAGAGTAAGAAATCAAGGAAGCGGTGAAACTGAATAATAATCGATTAAACAGTGTTTTTTACAATCTTCATTATCTTCACATACTAGTTTACATTGTTGATATGCTTGTAATTTATTATTTGATTTCTCATATAAATCAAAAAAGAATCGTGCTTGTAAATGAGATGGTGGTATAGCTAATTTAACAGCATTTGGATTTCGTCCAGCTTGTTTTAAAATTTGAATTAAATAGTTTTGGATCGTTTCATATAATCCTTGTTGATGAAAATCACAAAAAGGGCCATAATATCTTCTAATGTTATTTAAAACACAATCTCGTACATCATTTACATTTTGATATCCATATAAAGTAGTACATATTGGTAACGGATTTACACTCATTTATTATAAAATAAATTTATTCATATTTTTTCATCAAAACAAGTGATCCCAATATAAATAATGCTATAGCACTTGAAAATAATAAAGAATATAAAATAACTAATCGGACAGAAATTTTTTTATTATTCATCACAAATTCAGGCTTTTTCTGATAATAATAAATAACCATTACCATAAAAGATAGAAATAATGAATAAATTGAAAATAAAGATGGATTCATTTTATTTATAAAACAATTTTAAATACGAAAAATATAAATAAATAACAAAAATGGATACATCTTATTTATTTTATTGTAAAACTTCAGAAGGTTATATTATTAAAATCTTATCTGAACTTTTACAAAATAATATTAAAAATGGATGTTTTGTTGTGAATGAGAAAGGATTATTTTTTAGAATGACAGATAGTAATCGTCGTATTTTAATCGATCTCGATCTTTTAGCCGATAAATTCAGTTCTTTTAAATATAAAGAATCAAAACAATTATCGATTGGTTTGAATTTATCTCATTTTTATAAAATGTTAAAGAATATTAAAAAAAAAGATAGTCTTGTTCTGTTTATTGATGAAGATAAAGAAGATGAATTAGGAATTCGTGTCATCCCTAAAGAAAAAAATCGTGTCACTACCAGTTATGTAAAAATTCAAAATCTACAAAGTCTTGATATTGATACTCCTAAAGACTATAATAAACCTGTAAATATCCCAAGTAATGAATATATTAAAATGATTAAAGATCTAAATAATATGGGAGGAAATGTAATCACTATTTCTTCATGTACTGGTTTCTTAAAATTTAATTGTAATACAAGTGATATTTACAGTCGTGAAATTTTATTTGGTGAAAGTGATGAAAAAATGGAAATTAATTGTATCCAAGAATTTGATACAGAACAACTCTATCGTGTTTCTAAAATTTCAGGTCTAAGCACAATGTTACAAGTATATCAAAAAGAAGGATTTCCTCTTTATTTTAGTTCAAATATTGGAAATTTAGGTAAAATTGTTATTTTTATAAAGGACAAAAAACAAATCCAAGAAGAAGATTTAGTATCAAATGATGAATAATTTTTTTATTTTATAATAAAAATGTTTTATCTAGAAGATTTAGATTTAGATATGAATAATAAGATTTTAAAAGAAGATACAGTCAAAAATCTAAACAATCAAGGCTATGAAGTCATTGTTGTTATGGTAAAAGCTAAATGGTGTGGTCACTGTGTTAATGCTACTCCTGGATTTGAAAAAGCATTTGAAACTATTAATAATAATAAAATTGCTTTCTGTTTCGCTGATATTACAGGAGAACGACAATCTGAAAAAAATTTAGAAGGAATGGTAAAAAATTTTTTTAAAGATTTTAAAGGATTTCCTAATATTACTTGTTTTTCATTAAAAACAGGAAAAGAACTTGATAAATATAATGGAGATCGTTCTACTGAATCATTAAAAAAATATGCTATCCAACAACTTAATAAATAAATATAATTTACAATTTAAATATATATTGTAAATAAAAATTATGACCTTACTTTCTCTTGTTATGATTGTAAAAAATGAATCAAAAATTATTGAAAGATGTCTTGATTCAGTAAAATCTATTATTGATTCTATTATTATATCTGATACAGGTTCAACTGATAATACAATTGAAATTATTGAAAATTATATTAAAAAAAATAAACTAAAAGGAAAAGTTTATAAAGATGAATGGAAAAATTTTGGTCATAATCGTTCTAAAAGTATCATAAATGCACAAGAATGGTTAAAAGAAAATAAATATAATCTTGAAACTACCTATCTTCTTACCATTGATGCAGATATGATTTTTAAAATTAATCCATCTTTTAAAATCAATAAATTACAACAAAAAGATTCTTGGGTCATTCAACAAATTAATAATTCTTTAACGTATTATAATAAACGTATTTTTCGTTCTAAATTAGCTTTTAAATGTATTGGTGTAACTCATGAATATTGGGGATGTGATGATAAAGATGAAGATGATAAATTAGATGATCTTTATATTGATGATATTGGTGATGGTGGTGCAAAATCTGATAAATTTGAACGAGATATCAGATTACTTACACAAGGAATTATTGATGAACCAAAAAATGAACGATATTTTTTCTATCTTGCACAAAGTTACTGTGATTCTGGTAATAAAGAAAAAGCAATTGAATGGTATAAAAAAAGAATTGAGGCTGGTGGATGGAATGAAGAAGTATTTATTGCTTACTTACGTCTAGGTGATATTTATAAACAAAAAAATGAATATGAAAATGCAATTTATTATTGGAGTTTAGGATATAATCATTTACCATCACGTTCAGAAACACTTTATCGTATTATTAGTCTCTATCGTCATCTTGGAAAAAATGATATTGCTTGTCTTTTTCTTAAAACAGCATTAGATATTCCATATCCCAAAGATCAAGTTTTATTTATTGAACATAAAGTCTATCAATATAAACTAATTGAAGAACTAAGTATATGTGGATTTTATACAAAAATGCGTAAAGAAGGTTTTATTGCTTGTAATTACTTAATCTTATCTAAAAAAGTTGATAAATCAGTTAGAGATCAATCTAACTCAAATCTATTCTATTATATGTCTAAATTAGACAAAACAGAATATAAAACAATCTCTATTGATACTGAAAAACCCTATATATCTTCTAGTTTATCTTTATTACCAACTAAAGAAGGCTTTGAAGGTGTTGCACGTTCCGTAAATTATTCTATTACTAAACAATTTCAATACAACATCAGAGATCCTCAAAATTATGTAAAAACAAAAAATTACTGGATTCAAATGGAACAAGAATTTAAACAATATGAACTTATTGAAGGTCCTGGTTGTATTAAAAAAAGAGAATCACATATTCAAGGTCTAGAAGATCTACGAATTTGTAAATCAAATCAAACCATATATGGTCTAGGAATTACATTTGAATATGGAAATCATAATCATCCATCTGTATGTCTATGTCTATTTGATAAAAATAATGGAAACTATTTTATTTCAAATGTTCTTCCTACTTGTTATGAAGAACATAAAGTTCAAAAAAACTGGGCTCCTTTTTTTGATAAAAACTTGTATGCTATCTATTCTCATGATCCATTAACAATCCTACAAATTGATACAGAAACTGGAAAAACTACAGTAGTCATTCAGAAAGAAAGTCATTTAAATTTATCAGATATTAGAGGATCTTCTTCACCTGTAAAAATAAATAATGACTGGATTATGATAGTTCATGGAGTGTTACAACGTGATACACGAAAATACTATCATCATTTTATTATGTATGATAAAGATTGGAATTTTAAACAAATTAGTTTACCTTTTTATTTTGAAGAATTATTTGTTGAATTTTGTCTTTCCATTTCAGTAGATGAAGAAAAACATATTACTATTTTTTATTCAAAAGAAGATAATGACAGTAAAATGATGAAAATTTCATATGATAAAATAAACTGGATGCAAAATTAAAATCAATAAGAAACATACCATAATTTTTAATTTTTTATTATATAAAAATGTCTTTTGATGATTGTGGTTTCTTAATTAGAAATATTCAACTTTTATGTGATGAAAAATTCGGTCACAGAGAAACAAGACATTTATTTCATCAAAGTAAATGTGAAAACATACGCTTTGATATCAATGATGAAGTCAAAGATATTCGTAAAAAAATAAGATTGATACAAGAACGTATCACTGATTTTAATAGTTGTGGTACTGTCAGAGAACTATATACAAAACATAAACCACCTTGTACAAAATCACATTTAGATCCTACAGATCAAAAACACTTCAATGAATATGAAAATATGTACAGACAACGAGATAGATGTCAAGAAAAATTACAAGAATTTCACGCTACCATTGATCAACAATTATCTAAATATAAAACAAATCCTAATCCATCAAGACATGATATTCTTTATAAAAAATATATTATTCATTTATATGATGAACAACAACGACTAGAAGAAGAACTTCGATTATCTATTCTAAGACAAAAAGAACAGGAACAAAAAACAAAAGAATTATCTGATATCGCTGAAAGAAATAAAACAGAATTAGAAGAATTTAAAAAACAACAAGCTAAAGAACGATCTAAAGAACGATCAGAATCTAAAGAAGAAGCTAGACAAAGATCTATACAAGCTGAAGAACATGCTAGACAACAAAAACAATATCTAATTGAACAACGAGAACGTGAAAAACAAAATACTAAATTTATTGAACATGTTATTAGAGATATTAATAATACACAATGTGTATCTAGTAAATATATTAACAAGTATATAAAAAAAGAATACATTCAACACTTTATAACAAAATCTCATAAAACAATAGAAGATCTTCTCATTCGTAAAATGATTTGTTATATGTTTTTTCATCAAATATCTGAAGCAGATATTAAAAGAATAGAACGACATTTTGACAGAATATATGCTGGTTTACGATAAATTCATTTAAATAAATATATTTAAATGAAAAGGAATGTCTTCTCTTTTTGATTTACTCTCCATCTCTAAAACTAAAAAAAAAATCTCAAATTATATCTCTGCAACTGAATTTGAAAATGTTGCTCAACAAGACTTTCTATGTGACTGGCTCTCTATTGTCTTGCCAAAAAATCCAAATCCTCACCCTCTACATACCTTATTCTTAAAAGGTATCCAACATGAAGCTCAACTAATTGATACATTACGAAAAAAACTACAATTACCTCTTCCTAAAGTATCTAGTTTATCTACTAGTAGACAATATACACCCTATGAACATACAACAGATCTCAAAGAAACCTTACGTCTCATGAAAAAAGGAGAAAATCTTATCTATAGTCCATATCTTGCTAGTGAAAAAGAAGAATTACGTGGTATTCCTGACTTGTTAATACGTAGTGACTATATTAAACAATTATTTGATATTGATGTACCACAAGAACCTTCTTTATTTGGAAATTATTATTATATCCCCATTGAAATCAAATATTCTGCTTTACATTTTGATCAATCTGAAAAAACTTTATTGAATATCAATCGAACAAAAATCTATAAAATGCAATTATGTGTCTATTCTAAAATTTTATCCGATCTCCAAGGAGTATTTCCATGTTGTGCATTTATTATTGGTAAAAATGGTCTTTCTACTTTAGGTCATATCTACTTTCAAACAAAAGATAATGAAATTGTTTCTTTATTTTATAAAGGATTAGACTGGCTTCGTAATGTACGAAATAATGCTTTTACAATGGAATTCTCTCATCAACTATTACCAAATATGAAAATAAGTCATCCTTTGTATGATCAAGAGAAAAAAATAGTAGCAGAACATTATGGAGAAATTACTGAATTCTGGCAATGTTCTATTAAACATCGATATAATCTTTTAGATAATTCTGATGATTTGATTTATTCGTGGAAAGATCCAAATTTTGATGTAAATTTACTTTGTGTACCAAACACTTATTTTCAAAAACTAGATACTCTTTTTAAAATTAATCGTGGTGAAATTGGACCCATCTATCCTAAAAAAATAAAAAAAGAACTTTTTGATTGGAGAACTATTGAAAATGAATGTTTTGTTGACTTTGAAACAGTAGGTGATGAAGAATCTATTATTTTTTTAATCGGTGTATATTATCAAGGAAAATATACTTATTTTCTAGCAGATACTCTTCAACATGAAAAAAATGTTTTACTCTCTTTTTATCATTTCTGGAAAGATATTGGTAGTCCAAAAGTATGGTACTGGTATGCTGAAGATGCTTTCTGGACCAAAGCATGCAAAAAATACGATTTAGATTTAAAAATAAACTGGGTAGATCTTTATAAAGTATTTTTTGAAAATAATATATGTGTAAAAGGATGTAAAAATTTTAAATTAAAAAGTTATATTTATGCATTATTATCTTTAGGAAAAATTAAAATTACATTACCACCACAAGAATGTTCAACTGGTATAAGTGCTCTTTTACTTGGATCTGAATACTATGAAAATAAAAATAAAGATGTATTACAACCTATTTTGGTATATAATGAATTTGATTGTAAATCTTTAGAAGTATTATTAGATTTCATTCGTAAATTATAAATTTATATTATATAAAAGTATGTCTGAAAATTATAATAGTGAATATATTGGAAGAATGGGACAATCCAGTATATATAAAATAGAAAAAGAAAAAAAAGAATTATATTTTGCTATAAGAATTCTATCTGACCCATTACTTTTTGCTGGAGAAGTTACTATCGATTTCGAAAAAAAAGAAATAGGAAAAAAAGGTATTAAAAATAAAATTGAAATCCTAGATGATAATAAAATAGAAATTATAAAAAATGGTCCAGTTGATAAAGACAAATACGGAGCAGTTTTTCCAAGTGAGATGCCTTTTAAACTCCCAATAATAGATGGTTATTATTTTACACGAGAAGCTGTTGATGAAGTTAAACTGGCAGCTGGTGATTCAAATAATAGATTAGCTAAACTTCTTGGGAAAGATAATGCTGTTCAACAATTTTTATTTAAATCTAAAACAAAGAAATCTAAAACTAAAACAAAGAAATCTAAATCTAAAAAATCTAAATCTAAAAAATCTAAATCTAAAAAATCTAAATCTAAAAATTTATAAATCTGATTTTTACTTTTTATAATTTTAAAAAATAAAAAAAGATGTCTCTCGTCCCCTTTGAATCTAAAAACTCTTTTGCTTTAAAAGATTCCATTAAAAGTTTATGTAATGGTAAAGCACGTTTTGATAATGATCGTAAAGTATGGATGGTTCCAACTGGTGCTTTACCTGAACTTCAACGTCTTGATAAACGACTTTCTGAAGAACAACAACAAGATACAAAAGAAGTTTGGGGAAAAGCATGTTCTCAATTAGGTTTTAAATTTGTTAAAAAAGGTACAACAGAATATACTCAAGTATTAGAACTGTTTAAAGTACTTATTAAAGAACCAAAAGAAGAGAAAAAGGAAGAAGAATATGATGAAGATGATGTTGTTTTTGATTAATTTTTATCAATTTGATAAAAATTCTACTCATTTGTTCAAATACTTATTTAGAATTAGTTTTAGTTTTAGAATTAGATTTCTTAGATTTAGTTTTAGATTTCTTAGATTTAGTTTTAGAATTAGATTTAGATTTCTTAGATTTAGTTTTAGAATTAGATTTAGATTTCTTAGATTTCTTAGATTTAGTTTTAGATTTCTTAGTTTTAGAATTAGATTTCTTAGGACTTTTTATCTTTTTAGATTTAAAACTCATTTCTACTTCTGGTTCTACTTTTTTTACTTTTTGTTTTTTACGAGGATCAGCAGGAGCAGGGCGACTACTAAGAGATCGAGGAGGAACAGGAGGGACTTCTGGTTCTACGTTTTTTCGTTTTTTATCAATACGAGAGCGACTAGGGCGACTACTAAGAGATCGAGATTCAGGAGGAACAGGAGGGACTTCTGGTCCTTCTTCTACTTCTTCTACTTCTACTTTTTTTACTTTTTGTTTTTTACGAGAGCGACTAGGGCGACTACTAAGAGATCGAGGTTCAGGAGGAACAGGAGGGACTTCTGGATCAGAATCAGGAGTAAATAATCTTGATAGAAATCTTGTAAAAATATAATTAATTGATTCTTTAAATTCTTTAATTGTAATAATTTGTCTTTTTTGTTCTTGGGGACTTAATCCAATAAGTCCACTTAATTCTTTGAGCATTAAAAAATCTCTAAATTCAACTGTTACTTGATAATCAGAATTTTGTTCATCTTTAAACTCAAAAAGTTCATATACATCATGTGTTTCAAAAAAATTTGAAATTTCTTGTCCTTTTTTTAATCTGTTAATAACAGTTTCTAATGTTGTTATTTCATTTCTATGCATAAATGAAATTGACATATCACTTTTAACCATACTTTTTATACTATCTTTATATTCAGTACTCATTCCCTTCCATAAACGTTGTATTTTTGTTCTTGGTTTAATATGAAAAAACGTTTTTATATAGTTTTCTGCTTTAGAGGACCATGACTCTTGAAATTTTATAAAACGTAAAATAAAACTATTTGAAGAAATAAGTTTTATATTTTTTATAAATGCATTTGTAGTCTCATCTTTTGGTAAATCTTCATAAAATTCAATAAATAGTTTAACTTCTTCTTTAAATTTTTCACGTAATTCTTTAAATTTTTCACGTAATTCTTTAAATTTTTCACGTAATTCTTTATCATAAATTTTATTCGATTTCAAATATAGAATAAGAGCCTCAAAAAAAATATCAAAATCTTCCTTATAAAAAAGAAATAAAGATTTATTTTTAATATATTCTTTTAAGAAATAATGATATCTTTCATCCAAATTCAAATATTGAATAAAATCCGTTAAATCACCTTCTGCAGTAATTATAGAATCTAATAATTCTATTCCATTTTTGTCTTTTTTAATTTCCTTACGAAAAGAAGAATATTCACTATATTCTTCTTTTCGTTCACAAACACATATCATCTTTTTTATTATTGAATTATGAAAAGAAATATAGTAACTTATACAATAAATAACATAATTTGTATATAAAATAAATCCAAATATAGTAAGATCTCTCGTAGTATTTGTACTTGTCATTAACTTCTTTGTTTTTTCATATATTAACATTTCATCCGGAAAAAGTTTTATATCATTAAAATATAAATAAAATAATCTTGGATAATATGCTATATCAATTGAAATTGTAAGTTGAGGTTTACCATAAAATGTGTCTTTTTTTCCTTCAGTTGTGTAAAATTCAATTTCTTTATCAATACCAGGATTAATACACTTAAAATTTTTTTTAAGTCCAATACATTCTAGTATACCATAAAAAAAATCACATGTTTCCATAAAATTTGTTGTTTCTACTCCTTTAAAAACACCCATAATAGCTTCAATATCATAACAATCTCTTTCAGGAAAAGAAGTTTTTTCTGTATTTATTTTTAACCATGCATTTTCTCCTTTATACTGATTTACTTTATCTTCAAAAAGAACAGAACCTTCATCATTACATACTTTTATACGATTATATTCTATTTCTGTTCCCCATTTAAATTGTGGATCAAGAATTGCCATTTATATAAACTTTTTTAATTTATTTATTTTCTTTGATTTATTTGATTTCTTTGATTTCTTTGAATTAGTTTTAGATTTAGAATTAGATTTCTTAGATTTAGTTTTAGATTTCTTAGTTTTAGAATTAGATTTAGATTTCTTAGTTTTAGAATTAGATTTCTTAGGACTTTTTATCTTTTTAGATTTAAAACTCATTTCTGGTTCTACGTTTTTTCGTTTTTTATCAATACGAGGAGCAGGGCGACTACTAAGAGATCGAGATTCAGGACCACGACGACTAGGGCGACTACTAAGAGATCGAGGTTCAGTAGGAGGGACTTCTGGTCCTTCTTCTACTTCTTCTACTTCTACTTTTTTTACTTTTTGTTTTTTAGCAGGGCGACTACTAAGAGATCGAGGATCAGCAGGATCAGCAGGAGGAGCAGGGACAGGAGAATTAGGATCAGAATCAGGAGTAAATAATCTTGATAGAAATCCTGTAAAAATATAATTAATTGATTCTTTAAATTCTTTAATTGTAATAATTTGTCTTTTTTGTTCTTGGGGACTTAATCCAATCATAAGTCCACTTAATTCTTTGAGCATTAAAAAATCTCTAAATTCAAGTGTTACTTGATAATCAGAATTTTGTTCATCTTTAAACTCAAAAAGTTCATATACATCATGTGTTTCAAAAAAATTTGAAATTTCTTTTTCTTTTTTTAATCTGTCAATAACAGTTTCTAATGTTGTTATTTCATTTCTATGCATAAATGAAATTGACATAGGACTTTTAACCATACTTTTTATACTATCTTTATATTCAGTACTCATTCCCTTCCATAAACGTTCTATTTTTGTTCTTGGTTTAATATAAAAAAACGTTTTTATATGTCTTTTTTTAGACCATGACTCTTGATATTTTATAAAACGTTTTATAAAACTATTTGAAGAAATAAGTTTTATATTTTTTATAAATCCATTTGTATATATATTTTTTGGTAAATCTTCATAAAATTCGATAAGCATTTTAAATTTTTTATCTTTATTTGTTTTTAAAAAATCACAAAAATCTTCTTCAGTAAAAGAATCAAATGAAGATTTATTTTTAATATATTCTTTTAAGAAATAATGATATCTTTCATCCAATTTCAAATATTGAATAAAAAAGTCCAAATCCTTAGCATCCGTTGAGACGCCAGTGGAACCCGTCAATAAGCCTATGAATCTATCCTTAATATCCGTAAAAAAATTTTTAGATCCTTTTATAGCATTTATAGAATCTAATAATTTTAGTCCATTTTCATCTTCATCATCTTTAATTTCTTGACGAAAAGAAAGATATTTAGTATTATATTCGGATCCTTGTTGTTCACAAACATATATCATCTTTTCTATTATTGAATTATGAAAAGAAATATAGTAACTTATACAATAAATACAATAATTTATATATAAAATAAATCCAAATATAGTAAGATCTATTATTTTTGGATTTATTTTATACATCATTGTGAATGTTTCGTGATATAAAGACATAACTTCTGTACCATTAAAATATAAATAAAATAATCTTGGATAATATGTTATATCAATTGAAATTGTAAGTTGAGGTTTACCATAAAATGTAAATTCAGGATCATATAATATCATTTCTTTATCAATATCAGGATTGATACACTTAAAATTTTTTTCACTTCTAATACATTCTAGTATACCATTAAAAAAATCACATGTTTTCATAAAATTTGTTGTATCTTCTCCTTTGAAAACACCCATAATAGCTTCAATTTCATAACAATCTCTTTCTATAGGAAAAGGAGCTTTTTCTGTATTTATTTTTAACCATTCACTTACTTGTTTATTTTTTGATAAAAACTTATCTACTTTATCTTCAAAAAGAACAGAACCTTCTTCATTACATACTTTTATAAGATTATATTCTATTTCTGTTCCCCATTTAAATTGTGGATCAAAAATTGCCATTTATATAAACTTTTTTAATTTATTTTATATTTTTTAAAAATTGTGTTTGTTCTGTTGATATAAAACAATTTTGATATACATTTGAATATTTTAATGAAAAAGGTTTCATACAATCCTTCCATAATACAAAAACTAAATTAAATTTTCCGTTCTTATTTATTCGTTTCACATACTTTTTAATTTTTTTCAAATTAATCATCCCATCTTCTATATTACAATAATTATCTGTTTCAGGATAATCTACTCCATGATGATATTCTATATTCTTTTTCATCTTTTTAAAATCTTTAATCACTTTTTCTGGATTTATATATTTTTTTAAACTGATGATATAGATTCCTTCTAATGTTGAAACAATATGAAATCCTGTATAACATAATCCATACATATACAAAAATGCGAGATAATCATCTGCAGATGGCCAAGCAATACAAACATCATATTTTTTATATGCATCATATGGATGTGTATGAAATGTACCAAAAGATTGAACAAAAGATGCGGACTCTTTTTCTCCTTTATTTACTGAAGATTCATCTACATCTAATATAAAATTATTTTTATCTTCATAATTAATTTTAAATTTTCCTGAAATTTCTCGTTGTTCTGATATATTTCCAAATTTAAATTTTATATACCTTGTATGATTATGTAAATAATCATATGCCTGTTTTGATAACTGAATTAAAATATCACAATCTGTTTTTACTTTATGTATTCGTAATATATTTTTCATACTTAATTCAATCATCTTTTGTTGTAATTTTAAATTATTTGGTACATCATCCCATATAAAAACAAATTTTGGACTTTCAAAAATTGTTTTAGCAACTTTTGTTGTAATAATTGGATTTCGAAATCCATCTTTTATAATATCTATACACTTTTTTTCAAAATTATGGTGATCAATATCAAGTATTAATATTGTTCCTTTTTTTAATTGTGTTTTATCATACTCATTCAGTAAAATCATTTATTATATATAATTTAATTTCTACATGTATCTCCACGACATTTTTCTACTCGATGTTTTTCAATATTTTCACAACATTCTTTATAAGTCTTGCAATTTTTATTTTTAATTACCATCTCTAAACGATGACTCCATCTCGTTAAATAAGATAATGAACTTTTTTCAAAACAGATATCAAAACAAGAAGATAATGGATACTTTTTTAGATATAATCCTATATCTGGTAAAATCATGCCAAGTGATTCAAAAAAATCAAGATATCCTTTTTTTCTTCTTTGTGAGACATCAAAATTATAATGAAACATAATACAATGAATAAAATTAAAACCAATTTGACATTTTATTTTTTTTTCATATATTTTATCAACTTCTTCTAAAGTTGGATCAGATTTAATATTATATCCTTGTTTTCTTAATTTTTCATTTACTTTATTATGTATTCGATATAGCCATGATGTTAGTGAACGTTTATTTGTTGTATCTACTGGATCTTCTTTAATATATTTTTTAAAAGATCTACGACAATAAATACATGGTAAAATATATTGCAAAGAATTGAAAAATGTTTTATAATAAGATGAATTTTTTTCATGATAGGAGTATACAATTGAATGTAAAAACTTCCATCCATCTTTTCCCCAAAAATTAGTATCCATATTTATGATAATAATTTTAAAATAATTTAAAATTATTTTTTGTTGTTAATAATATAAAAAAATCCTCCTATTAATAATAATACTAATATAGTTATTATTAATAATAATATATAATCATCTTTTTCATATATTTGATCTACAGTAGAACCAATTAAATTATATTTAATTTGAGGTATATAAGTGAGAGCCTGTCTTCCATTAAGAAATCCTTTATAACATTCATTATTTTTTTTAATACCAGGGAAAAATAAGAAGAGTTTATTTAATGGTAATGTGTGAACCATTTTATTAAGTTCATATATACCTGTACCATTATTATTTTCTAATTCTAAATAGATTTGACCAGCTGTTTTATTATTATTATTTGTTTTTACTTGAAATATTTGTTCGATATAAGCTATCAATATATTTTTATTTTCTCTATTTAAAGGAATTTTCCATATAGTAGGATATTGGTCTGTAAATAATAAATCATTTTCTCCTTTCATATTAATAGTAGATTGACCACTTGCCCAGTAAAAAGTATCAAATAGTTCAAATTTAATTACTACATATATAAATAATAAAAAGAATAAAATTAATTTTCCTTGATTAACTTTTGATTGTATATTTGGATTCAAACTTTTTAAAATATTATTTACTACGGCACTACTAAAAACATTTGTAATATAAATATATATTATTTTATAGATAGCCATATCACTTGTGTCATTTTGATTTTGAAGTGAAAATGATCTTGCTTGAGTATTAAATCCTTTAATTAATAATTTTGCAAAATACCATATTTTATGAAATCTAATTTTATCTTGTAAATATATTGGATTTGTATTTAATTCTTTAACTGAGACACCTCTTTCCCATCCATTATCTTTAGGAAAACTAACGATTGGAAGATTTATAATAGTTGGGTTCATCATATAAGAATTCATTTCTTGTAATTCTTTATTTTCCCAATTTGTATATATTTTCCAATCATTATCATTTTTTGCTAATTGGTCTATTAAAGTGATTACTACACCCATAATTATATTACAATGAGTAGGTCTGCCTAACATTTGACGAATAAGACCGTTATCAGTACTTATAATATTAGGTTTTTGAAGTTCATTTTTAATTTGTGAATTATTTAATTGTGCTATAGGTGTTACTTTATCAACACCCATAACACAATAATGCATTAGATTATTTTTTTCTAAACTTTCACTACATCCTCCATAATTAACAAAACACCAATCTATAAAAGATTTCATTTTATCTACATTTTTAAGAGTAGCAAAATGTAAAATTGCACCTCCTTGTGATGAAAATATATTAGGACCATAACTATTTAAACAAAAAATAGTTCCGTCAGCAGTTCCTTGATATTTTTTCATTACACCATTTCTTTGTAAATTATATGCATCATAAAGAGATTGACAAGTTATATTTTGGTTAATAAATTGTTTGTATGGTTCAGGAGCAGCTGTTGTTAAATTTGCTACATCAACACAGGCCATTGTTTTTACTAATTCTTCTGTTACATAATCAGCTGATTCATTAAAAGAAACAAGAAGTGAAGAAATACTTTTACTATAATCTATAAATAAATTAGTTCCAAATTCTTCATTTGTAAACGTTAATGGATTTTTAGCATTTCCAGTTTTAGGATCTTTAATCATATTCATACAAAATTGTGGACATAAAAATCTTGTAAAAGCATCTTCTATTCCATCAAGTGCTCCAAAATTTAATTGTAAAACCATTGAACGTATAATTTTACCATTTTTATCTACAAAAGTTATACCTATAGCAGTATGATAAATATTTATAACTGGCATTATATCTAAAAGTGGACTTACACCAGCTTCTAATGATTCATTAAGCATAAAAAAATTTATTTCAGCAATATTAGTTTTATGTTTATCTAAAAAATCTTGAATTTCTTTATATCTTTGTGAATCTAATTGAGTCATTTGAAACATTCCTTGATTTAAAACACCAACTGTAATATCATTACATGCTTCACATCTATCTTCATAAGTATTATAACCATCATTTGTATAAGGTAATCCTATATCATAATTAACAAAATTTATAATTTCACCTGTTTCTCCCATTATATATTTAAACATTTTTTTTACTTCTGGTATCATTTTTTGTACTTGAGGCAAAAAAGAATTGATATCTCGTAAAATATTAGACATATTTTTATATTAATTAAAAAAAAATATAATAAAATAAAATGAGTAATTGTAAGTTTGTAAAAATAGTTCCTAGTTCTGACTCTATAATGTGTTCAGATCACTATTCTATAGGTTCTTTTAGACAAGGAATTTTTGATACAACATCTTTAGATCTTAAAAGAAAAATTGAAATTATAGATTGGTTAAATACAAATAAAAATATTGTAACAAGTATTGAATGTTTTTTATTAAAACATCCTTTATTTGATATACCTTTACCTGCATATCCAATGTTTAGTTTTTTACATCATGCACAGATAGGTTTTATTTTTAAAGATAAAGATGGTAATCAAATAAGACATTTCTGTTTACAGTTACAAAATGGATGGTGGCCTCCTGTATCTTCTACTGTGCCTTTTAATTTAGCACAACCATGTAAAATAGTTAATCCAGATGGAACTAGTAGAATTGAAACAAATTTATTAGATCAAACTGCTATTTTTGCACATTTTTTAGAACCTGAAAATTATATGGCAGAAAATATAGTTGAAATGAATAAATATACAAATTTTAAAGGTATTAATTTGAATTTTTTGACTGGTAATGTAAACTTTAATTTTTTTCTTGAAAGTTATCGTATATGGAGATTACAAAATACTGATATTGAACATACTCCTGAATTAATTGAACAATTTAACTTTATATCAGATTATGGTCAAGTACAAAAAGGTCCTGATAATCAAATAGTTAAATTAAAAGGTACTGGTGATGGTAAACTATTTGTTTTAAATACATTTTCTCCTGCTTATTGGTCTATCAATGAAGGAACTATTTTACATTTTGCAACTATACCTGGAAATACTGATAAATTTAAATCTTTTATAGAATGGAATTTTAATAATTTACAATGTTATGATAATCCTCGTCAACATAATAAAGGTTATGCTAGAACTTATAATACATTATCTACATCAACATTAAGTTTAGATTGGGCTATAAAGAATATTAAGGATTTTACTAGTTTTGATAATTTAATTAAATGTATTAGACCTATTGGTGAAAATAAAGCACTTTGGTCTACTACTACTGATAAATGGGATCCAAATGGAAGTGTTGAAATGGATTATGAAAAAATAATGACTGGAATATCAAATTGTACAAATTTAGGGCAAATGGCTACTTTAAAATATGGAGAGTTTCAATATGATTATTCTTCATGTGCATTAGTTGCAACTGCTAGTAATTATAATTGTGAAACGTATTCATCAATGATTATTTCAATGATTCTAAATACTGATACTTTTGATAATGTTGATAGAAAATTTGATTTTAATTTCCCTGGTATTTCTAATGAAGATGCAAACTATACATTATCACAAAATTTAATGCGTATGTATGCTGCTTACTGGCCTGTTGCTATATATGAAAATGGATATGAAAATGGTATATTTGAAAGTGATTTTAATAATAGTAATGATCCTAATATTATAGCAGATAGAGCTGAATATGCTAAACAATCTATGATTTTTCAATATCTTTTTGGAGGATTAAATATAGAAGCAGCCGATACTACAGGTAATCCAGTATTAAAAGTATTAAGTGAATTATTTACAATGCCAATGATTAATACAATATTAGGAGTATTACCTAAATCAGCATCTACAATGGCCCCAATTCTTAATAATATGATGTATTGTATATTTTTATATGAATTTTTAAAAGTAGAAACTGTATATTTAAGTGGATATAAATTTAATAATATAAATAATAATGGTAGTTTTGATCTTTATAGATATTATGATTGTGAACCATCTATTTATAAATTTAAAATTGGTACATCTACTAAAAGAGGTGTAGCTAATAGTAAATTATTACTAGCTGTATTAAAATGGATTACAAAAGGAAGAACTGATTTATTAACTAATTTTAAATTATTCAAAGATTCAAATTTAACATCTAAACAACAACAAAAAATTAATGATATTGAAACTAAATTTAATAACGCTGAAACATCTCTTAATGATCTAATTTATTTTAAACCAACAGTGTGTGATCCTATTCAAGACTGTAGTAAAATTCCTGAAATTCCTAACCCAATCAACCGTCTTAATTGTCAAATTAAAAATATGGAAAGTCGTAGTTGCTCTATGCAAAATAATATTGAAAGAATTAATTATGCTACTACTTCTGCATCTAATACAGTAGATGGTCTTTTAGAAATTATAAAAAATAGAGATGTTACAGTTCCTTTAATAAAAGAACTAGGTAACTTTGTTTTTGAAAAAGCAGATATCTTTGCTAATATTATAATAGGAAATATGCAAAGATTTACAACATGGTGTCATCAAAATTATGAACTAAATCCAAATATTATGGCCGCTAAAAATTTAAATACAAATTCTGTATTAGGAAATCTAATACGTAGACCTGATGGTATATGTAAAGATTTTGCTACATGTTCTTTATCAGATAAAAATTTACCTAGTATTAATAAAGTTTCTGTAAATTTTCAAACAAAAAAATTATATACAGAATTTAATAATAAAAATATTTTAGAAGGATATAATGGTTTTATTATTTTAATAATCATAATTGTTTTATTATTTGTTAGTCTATTAATATTCTTATGTATTAGAACTAAAAAAAATTTAAATAAACTTGATTAATTTTATAAATTATTATTTATAAAATTTTATTTAAAAATCATCCTCAAATGTCTCTAGATTATTATTTCTAACACTTTCCTGATTAAAGGCACTACTATAGGCTGACTCTCTACTTTCGAAAAAATTCGTCTTTCCCAACATCCCGATCGTGTCCATGAATGAAAATGGGTTTGTGGCATGATAATATTTTTTATAACCTAATTCAACAATAAGACGATCTGCAACATATTCTAGATATTGTCCCATACTTTCATCATTCATTCCTATTAAACGAACGGGTAATGCATCATTCATAAATTTTTTAGCAACTTTAACGCCATTATCAATAATGGAATAAACGATATCTTTACTTAATTTATTTTCTAAAAGTTTATAAATTTCACAAGCAAAATCGACATGCATTCCTTCATCTCTTGCAATAAATTCATTACTTTTTACTAATCCTTGTAAAAATAATCTACCATTACTTTTATATCTTTTAATCCAAAAAATACTTGCAAATGCACCACTAAAAAAAATACCTTCAACAACAGCAAAAGCAATCACACGATGTGCAAATGATAAATCACTCTCAATCCATTGCATTGCCCAATCAGATAAACATTTAACACTTTCAACCGTTTGAATAGACTTGAATAAATGTTCTTTTTCTACTGAATCTTTAATTAAATTATCAAGCATTAAGGAATACATTTCACCATGAATATTTTCCATCATCATTTGAAAGGTATAACAAGTAGTTGCTTCCATAATTTTAATTTCTTGTAAAAAACGTTTACTTAGATTAAAATTGACAATACCATCACTCGCTGCAAAAAAAGAAAGAATTCGTTTAATATAATGTTGTTCATCAGGATTCAATTCCATAAAATCTTCATAATCTTTAGATAAATCAACTTCTTGAGGTTTCCAAAAAGATGATAACTGTTTTTGATATAAATCCCATAATCCTTGATGTTGAATAGGATAGGTAGTGAACCTACTATTTTCTTCATTTAAAATCGGCTCCATCTTTTATTATATCATTTTTTTATTAAATACAAAATCAATTTTATATATTATAAAATGTCTTTATTCGCTGCGGACTTTAAACCAGCACCCAACGTATTAGTTAAAAGAAAATCAGCAAACCAACCCCAGAAAAACGCAGAAAAACGCACAAAAACGCAGAAAAACGCACAAAAACGCAGAAAAACGCACAAAAATACAGAAAAACGCACAAAAATGCAGGAAAACGCAGAAAAATTGTACAGTGAATTTTTAACAAATTTATTTAATGATGATGATGAAGACGAAGAAGACGAAGAAGACGAAGAAGACGAAGAAGACGAAGAAGACGATAAAAAAGTTGAATTAGACTTCACAAAAAAAAAAATCATTACTCCAGAAGAATATAAACAAATAATTCCTTTCTTTAAACAAGACAAAGAAATAATTAGTTTTTTGGATATAGATAAAAAAACTATTACTAATCTTGAAAAAGCTCATCAAAATACTAGACTTTCTAATATTAAAGATAAAACAATACAACCTCAAATGTTACATAAATTGGAAATACCAGAAGATCTTTTTATAACAAAAGAATTCATGGATATAGATATACGTGGTAGTAATTTTATAGTAGGAGAAGAATTTAAACTTGGTGAATATAATGAGAAACTAATGAAAAAGTTAGAGTCGGAAGAGTTAAAGTTGAAAGAACAATTTATTTTTAAAATTGTGTATCGATATTATGATCTTGGTCATACTTATTTAATTCATTATTGTAGAACTACAAATACTTTTACAATAATAGATACAAATCACGACGATTTATTTATTTATAACAAATATGAACCACGACGATATATACAATGTCATCATACCAATAGATATAGATATACATCTTTTATTATGGATGAAATTAGTAAAAGATTAGTAACAGAAGATAAAAGATGTATATATCATGATGAATATGTTACTTATGGTTTTAACTATAAATTATTATCTCCTGATTTTAATATTGATTTACAAGAATCTGAATCTATAGTATATGGAATAGATGGTTTATGTCAAATATGGGTTTTATTTTTTATTTATTATTATTTGGTTGGATTTAATGGAAAAAAAGGATTAGAAGCTCTTGAAGAAATTTTTAACTTTTTTAAAGAAATAAAAGAACCTACAATATACACTAAAATATTACAAGTATGGTGTTATATACATTTAAATTTTAATAGAAGTAGTAAAGCACGATATTTTTTTAAAACTAAAAAGAGTAAAACTAAAAAGACTCCTAAAACTAAAAAGAGTAAAACTAAAAAGAGTCCTAAAACTAAAAAGAGTCCTAAAACTAAAAAGAGTCCTAAAAAGACTCCTAAAACTAAAAAGAGTCTTAAAACTAAAAAGAGTCCTAAAAAGAGTCCTAAAACTAAAAAGAGTCCTAAAAAGAGTAAAACTAAAAAATTTTAATTATTTATATTATAAAATGAAGATTGCTCTATTTCTTATTTTTCTTATTTTTATTTTTATTGTCTTTAGTTTTAATTCAAATGGAAATAAAAAATTAAAAACATATAATTTTACAAGTTTTTTAAATTCAAATAATCAAATAAATCCAACTCCAACTAAAAGTAATTTTTTAAAATTAAAAAGTTTAATTTGGTTAGTTTATAATTTTAGTCCTGATAGTAAGATGAATAATCCAATAATACAAGAACATATAGATAATAAAAGTACACAAATAGCAACTGATTTTATAAATAAGTCAGGTTTAGATAAAATTACTTTGATTGAAGGACAAGAAAATTTTTTTGGTAGATATTATACATCCATTTTTGGTGTGATTGGTATAGATAAAAATAATACTGATACTGCAATTTTGGCTTTCAGAGGAACAACTACTAAAAGTGATTGGCTTGCAGATGTTTTTGCAAATTTCAATGAATTAAATCAAATCATAGATGGAATAGACAAAAATATTAAAGTTGCTCATGGATTTGGATCATTATTTGGTATATTTAAAGGTTTAACAAATGTCACAATGGATAAACAAATAGATAATTGGTTAAATTTAAATAATATAAAAAATATAATTATAACAGGACATAGTTTAGGAGGAGCCTTAGCGACATTATCAGCTGTGTATATAAAGTCAAAATATCCAGTGTTAAATGTTACACTATATACATATGCATCTCCACGAGTAGGAAATACTGAATTTTATAATTATTATAAAAAATTAGGGTTAGATAAAAGTTCTTTTAGATTTTTTAGTTCATATGATATTGTACCAAAGATGCCACCTGAAACTATTTTTGGTTATAAACATGTTGGTATTGATTATGAGTTAAAAGATATAAAACCATCATTATGTTCAAAAGTGTCAGATGTGTTATATTATCATCTTTATACATTTTATGATTTTGATAAAGATTGTACTTCACAAACTGATAAATGGTTAGAATTAATAAATAATTAAATTATTTAATTAATTTAATTAATCAACAAAAATTTTTGTGTATAAAATTAAATTAATCTAATTATAAAATGGATATAAAAAAGATTGCTTTATATATTTTTATTTTTATTGTTTTTATTTTTATTATTTATTTTATATTTTTACGTCCTAGTTCATCTTTTACAAATAAAAATGGAAAAGGGAATAATTGTTCTCATTGTGATCTTGATAAAAATACATGTGATCCTAGAATTGGAAAATGTATTCCTAAAAATTTATGCGATGGAAAAGAGAAACCAGATAATGCATGTAACTATGTATGTTTTCAAAATAAAAAATGGGTATGCGATACTTATCCATGTGTAAATAGTTATTTACCTGATTATATCGACTGTTCTATTGATCAATTAAAATGTGATAACTCTTATTTATACTGTCAAGGTGTAACAGGTTGCAATGGAGGTGATCTTTACTATCATGGAATTAATCAAACATCTTGTATTTGTCCTACTGGTTTTAAAGGACCAAATTCAAATTGTAAATTTAGTGATAATACTACATGTAACAGTATTGGAATTGTAGATGATAACGGAAACTGTACTTGTAATCAACCTTATTATGGAGATAAATGTCAAAATAAATGTGGTCCAACAGGTATGGCAACAGGTATGTATGTATATGATTATGTTAATAATGAATGTATATGTGGTCCATCATATGAACTAATAGGAGACAAATGTACTCTTAGAAAGTGTAATGGAAAAGGTACATTAAATGGAGATACATGTTCATGTGATGTAGGGTGGACAGGACCAAATTGTGAAACTTCAATCTGTAATGAGAATCAAAGATATGATAATACAACAACAAGTTGTATTTGTAAAGATGATGATATAACTACTACTCCTTATACAAGATATCATAAACCTGAATGCACTATATATCATTGTAATTTAGAAAGTGAATATAAAGATGATGGGACTTGTAATTGTTCAAAAGGATCATGTGGTAAATATTGTCAATATACTACAAATAATAGTTGTAATGGAAATGGATATCCTTATTGTAATGATAAAGGAATTTTTACAAATTCTTGTGTATGTGATAAAGGATGGACAGGAACAAATTGTCAATGTGAAATAGATAGAAAACCTACTACAGATGATCCATGTAAAGGAATATCAACTATATGTGGACCTACAGGCTGGGAAACACACTATTCAAAATGTCAAGATTTATATAAATCATATCAAAATGAAAATGAATGGTCTAAAACATGTATAGATAGATTATTTCCAAATACATTCTATAAACAAAAAGATGTTTCTATTGGAAGATTATTATGTGGTGAATATTCTACTATTAATAAAAATGATAAATCTTATATTTGTACAGACACTATATGTTTACATGGACAAGGATGTCCTAAAAATCCTCCAGATTGTTCTGAAGGAAAAGTAAATATATGTGATTCAACTACAAACTATAGCTGGAATTGTAAAGAACAACTTTCAGGAGATTGTAATTCTGCTAGTATAGGAAATGTTTGCAAATCTGGTAAGCCTGTTACATGTTTTCATTGTGGCACTCTAAATACAACAGAACTTGTTTGTACACTTGATGGAGGAACTCCATCAACTGATTGTATTAAAGGTTTAGGTATTGAAAAAATAACACCTACGAATCATAATGGTATATACATTGATGAAAATAATAATGGAATACCTATTTATCCTACAACACGTAAAAAAGAATGTTCAAACTTATTTTTAACTAAGAATACTGCTAATCCTTATTCAATACAACAAAGTATAGATCCTACAATATTAAGTAATCCCATCGCATCATATAATAGTGATAATAATACTCTTACAGACTTAACAACTGGTAATCTTTATTTTTATCCAAATTTAGAAAGTGGAAAAGATGCTAGATGTATTTTAGATCAAACTGATCTTATGACGTATTTAAATGCTCCAGGTTCTAATTTATGTAACTCAAATGGAACATTTATACAGAATACTACAAATGGAAAATTTACATTAGATTCTAATAAGAGTCCAGGTTATTGTAAGTGTAATCCAGGTTTTGCAGGTAATAATTGTCAATTTTCTAGAGAAAATTGTTCTACACATGGTGACCCAGTTAGTAGTTCTGATGGAACAAGTTTATTACCATGCAATTGTGATACTGGATATATTGGTAATAAATGTCAATTTTCTAGAGAAAATTGTTCTAACAAAGGAAATCCAGTTACTAGTCCTGATGGAACAAGTTTATTACCATGCAATTGTGATACTGGATATATTGGTAATACTTGTCAATTTACTACTGGTAGTTGTACAAGAGAATTATTACCTTCATATCCTTTAAGAGGGATAGAATCAGTTAGAGATAATAATCTAATTTGTGATTATAGTCAAACTTGTGGAGTTCCTCTAGACTCTGGTCGATATAATTGTAGATTACTAGTTGCTATATTTACAAGTGATTTTAGTTATCAAAATTATTACTACTTATATAATACCTATTCTAACCCAACATATATAGATATATATAGAGAAAGATTAAATTTTACTTTTAAAAATACTAATGGTTTTAATGGAGTTGTATTTACAACTAAGCCTCCTGGAAGTGATATAAATGGTATATGGAATGGAGATAATTATAAAATAAGGTCTCTAAGAATACAGAGTTGGAATAATGCTCAAATTATAGTACCTGTCCCTGGACAAATAACAGGACAGGCACAAGATGATGCAGCTAGATCTCTTTCTTATTATATACCTATAAGAGATTTAGGTAGTTATTATAGTTTACAGATTGAATCAAGAGATACGTCGGGTTCAAAAGCAAAAATATATGTATATTTAACAATGGAAACATCATTAGGAAATTGGCAATAATTAAATTATTAAATAATTTAATTAATCTTCCTCCAAATCAACCTCGTTATCTAACTCCTCTTCTTCTTCCTCAATATCATCTTCATCAAGTTCATCTTCATCTTCATCATCTAAATCTTCTACTTTTACACTACTTAATCCTTTATTAACATTTAGATTTTCAGGCAACTTGTATGTAAACTTGTACTTTTTACACAATTCAATTGTTTCATCTGTCAACGAATCAACTTTACCATTTTTATTTTGAAAACCAATTACATTTCCTGTATCATTATTAAAAACTAAACCACTATCAAAATGTTCATAATTACCAAATTTATTCTTTTGGATCTGCATTGAACTTGATTTTTCAGATAATGCTTTTACAATAGACTTTTCAACCTTTTTGACTTCTTTTTCAACCTTTTCACTTTTTTTATTCTTATCAAGATGTTCCAATACACGTTTTAAAACCTCATCTTTAGTTCCGGATTGTTTAAGACCTTTTGATTTACAAAAAGCCATTAAAAAGTCTTTTGTTGATGTATTTGCTTTCTCTACCGTTAATTCAACAACTTCTTTTTTTTCTTCTGTTTCAGATGACAATTGTTGATTATTCCAACAGGAATACAAGTCAGATTTTGGGACATTGTATTTTTTGGATAGTTTTTCACAGAATTCTTGGATTACTGAATCGATATGAGAAGAGATTTTTGATGAGAATGACATTTTTGTACTTGTTTCTATATTTTAATTTCTATATTTTAAATTTCAATTTTATAAATTAATTTCTTAATCTAAAAGAAAATATGGTTTGTCTTTTTAAACATTTCTCCTGGACATACACCATATATACTTTGAATATAAGGATATTCTAATATTACTTTATAAATTTTAAACATTCCATTATTAAATAAAGATATATACATACAAGGTTGTTTTTTCATATTTACATTTTTTGTAATATATCGTATCATTAATTGAAAAAATTCAGGTCCTATTTTATTAAGAATAATTTTACTTAACATATTATTTTCTCCTTGACTAACTGTAAAATTTTGTTTTGTATTTTCTTGTAAAAATTCATTAATTTCACTATTATAAATCTGTAAATCATTTAATTCATTTGGATTATTTAGATCAACTTCACTATATTCTCCAATAATTTCAGTATCATTCCAAGATATATTTTTATAATTATTATATTTTTTAAAATCAGTATCTACTATTTCTAATACAAGACACATATATTGAGCATATGTATCACATGTAATAGATGGTATAAAAGAATCAGGAAATTGATTTATATTATCACATGCTATAGAACTAAGAGTTATGAGACTATAACCCCAATATCTTGATATAAAGAAATTAGAGAAAAAATAAAGTGATTCCATTGATGAATTACTGACATTACCTACATAATAAACAGTATCAAAAAATTTCCAATATGAACCATCATTTTTACATCCAAATGCTTCTGGATACTGAATAATAATTTTACTTATACTTTGTGCATCTTTATCTGCTATATATTTATTATTTTCTTCTTTATATAATGGAAAAAAATTTGACGCAATAGTTTCTCTACCATCTTCTGCCCATAATTCTAATGAAAATAATATATCTTGTGGATTTTTTTGTGGATCTGGTATTTTATCATCTGTCATTTCAACAAAAAATAATGCAGAATGATATAAGTGTAATAAACTTGCTAATTTATTATCATAAAGTCCAGATTGACCTATAAATACACAAATAGATGAATTTTTATTTTTTAATTTTGAATTTAATATTTTTTGATATATTTTATAAGGTAAAACAAGTTCTGATTTCTGTAACTCTTTATTATATTGTGATACAATAAAAGCTGGATATGTTTTATTTGGATTATCTAAATATTTATCTGAATATTCAATATTTTCATCTTTAAAAAATTTTTTAATAATATTATTACATTTTCCTTTTAATGAAATACCTCGTTGACATGGTTTAATATCATTAATTTCTTCTTCTTTTGAACAATTAGAATCTTTTAATAGACTCATTGAATTTTTTGAATTCATTGAATTTGATTGATATAAAAATAATATAATTAGTAATATAAGAATAAGAAGAATCAATTTCATTTATAATTAAATGAAATTAAATTTAATTAAATTGTTTTTTTGCCAATTCATATCCTAAAAATACTCCTCCATGTAAAGGCATTGCTCTCATAATAGATAACCAGAAATTCTTATAAAAATTAAGAAATCCTCGATTATTTTGTTTATAAATTTCAGTTACTATATCTTTAAAATTTTTATCTGAAGATTGCATCTTTGTTTTAATTAAATCACTTGGATAAATAAAAATCCATGCATTTAATCCACTTAATGCACCCATCATAAATGTTTTAATTATATTATTTTCTTTATTATATTCTTTCAAATAATTATATGTTGAAAAATAAATACCAAATCCAGGAGTTTCTCTACAAATTGTTGGTAAAAATCCACGATACATACCACGCCATTCAAACTTTTTCTTTTCATTATTTTGAAAATAAATCTTTATTTGATCTACAGGAGTTACTATTAATGTAGACATAAAACCACCAACAATTCCACTCCAAAAATCATTCATACCAATCTCCTTTGATTTATTATAAAATCCAAATACAATACTTTTTTCCAACATCATGCCCATTAAAGGTGGACTTATTCCTGAATAAAGTTTCTTCATTTGTATAGCATCTTTAATGGTTTTTACTTTATTTGATTGAATACGAGTTTTAATTGTATCAAATGGATGAGATACAATAATTCCAACAAATCCACCACAACATCCGTAAAAAAACTCCATTTTATTTTCAAATCTTTAAAAATCTTTTTTCAAATTTATGTAATATACATAAATTTATCATTGGGCAATGGGGGAATCGAACCCCCGTTGAGGACTTATAAGATCCTTATCCTACCGACTAGATGAATCGCCCTATAATTTATATTATATCTTTTTAAATAATAATTAAAAATTTATATTTCCATTTGCAATTCTGTTAACCAGTTTTCAACTTCTTCTATATTATTTGCAACAGTAAGATTTAAAGATTCGATATATTCTAATGTTTTCAATTCATCAATAAATTCAATAAATGTAGAATAAAATCCATCGATATTATAAATTAATATAGGTTTTTGAAAATATATCATTTCTAACATTTCATATAATGTTCCTATACCTCCTGGTAAAATAATACATACATCAGTTTCACCTTTAACGATAATATTATATTCAGATGATTTATTATAAATAAAGCCCATTAAACCTGTATCATTTTTTCCACATATAATTTGGTGTTGTTGTCGATGTAAGAGATGAAGAAGAGTAGCTGTTTGGTTTTCAAAATCAAGAGATGATTTTTTACTACTTGAGAATAAAGAGACTTTCATTTTAAATAAATTAAATTTATTTAAATTAGACTTCTGATTTATAATTTGCAATTTTTTCACGACAATGGGGACATTTGTAGTCATGTTGGAGTAGCCATGTATCTAAACATTCACTATGAAATACGTGTTTACAATTAATTAAACGAATTTTACTTTCTGGTTCAAATGTATCAAGACAGATACTACATTCTTTTTCATCTGTTTTTAATTCAGAGAAAGATACAATTTGAAGTTTATCTAATTCTTCTTTAATAATAGTATTTTTAACATTTTCCAAGTGATCAAAATTTGGTAAAGCAATTGGAAAAACAACATTGATAATATTTAAAATTTGATCTACACTTTCATAGAATTGTCGAAAAATAAAACGAATTATTTCCATATCTTCTTCAATATCTTCTTTTAATGAGGATAGATAGACACCCATTGTAAAGTAGATATCTTGTTCTGTAAATTGTTCTTCAAATAGAATTTCAATAATTCGTTTATAATGAAGACTTTCAGAATATCTTTCGAATTGACCGATATATGGAATTACACGATTCATGATATGATCGAGTAATTCTGGATTATAATGTTCAAAATAGTTTTGTTGATGTAAAAAATCCATTTTTAATTTAAATAGTAAATTAAAATTTTTATTTCAATTTTAGATAGAATAATCTGGTACAACTCTATATTTTAAATTTTTTAATACAATATGGACATGTTTGTTTAATTAGAATCCATTTAGATAGACAGTCTTTATGACATATATGACAACAACTAGTTACAGAAACAATTGATAAATCTTCAAATAATTCATAACAAATTATACATTCATTATTATATTTTTCATCTAATAAAAAAAAAGGTAAATTAAATAAAATAAAAGATATATTTTGTTCTTCATTCTTTTGTTTTTTTTTACTAAAGCAGATCTCAAAGAAATTCATTTTTATATATTTAATAGTAAATAAAAATTTTCATTTTTATTATAAATGGATACAGAAGAAAAAAAAATTACTGAATCAGGCACAGATAATTTATTGGATACAGTTTTATTAGGTATGTCTTCAATAGACTCTAAAAAAGAAATTAGTGAATTAGGTAAAGTTGTTAAAGATAGATTAGAAAATCTTATTAATTTAGATAAGTTATTATGTAATGGTGTTGAAGACATGTGTTGTGTAGTAATTCATATATCTAAACTATTTAAAGAAAAAGGCAAAGAAGAATTAGGAAAAAAATTTGTAGAAATGCAAAAAAACTTTATTGATACTATTATCGAACAATTAAAGACATTAAAATTAATATGCGAAGAAAAATATTTTGATGAAGAAAAATATATTGGAGAATATCTTTCTCAATTAAACGTTATTTGTAGACAATTAGGATTATATAAAAAATTGATACCAATTGTTGATGATAAACCAAAATTTGAAAAAAAATTTAAAGAAATTAATCAAAGTTTTGATCGTGAAATAAACAATTTAAATGAAATCTATGAAGAATGCTTAAAAAAAATTGATTCATTAACATCAAAAGAAACTACAATTTCAAAAATAGATATATCTTCGATTATTCGAAGTATATGGGATTGGAAATACAAATTATTTTTTGTAGGTAAATTATGTTATAATTTAACTTTTACTTATGATTATGATACATTTGGTTTTAATTATATTACATTATTTAAAGTATTAGCAGCTTTTTGCATAACTCTTGCTGGTGATACAAATATGGCATCTAATCTTTTAATGACATTTATAAAATATACAAGACTTATTATTTATAATATTTTAAATTTTATGACAGCTAATTTAATATCTATTGTTGCAGATTTAAATATAATCAAAAAACTTCAAGCAATATTAGATAGTATTACTTATATTTTAATTTTATATAATAGTCAAATTATTAAAAATTTCTTTCACTTTTGTTGTAAAATGATGTCTACTTTCCAGGTAAATATTTTATCTTCTAGTGAATATATAAGTGAATTTTATAATGAAATAGTAGTATTATCTACACAAATTAAAGATTCAATTGTAAATGGAGTTATAAATATTGCAGATTTTATAAAGACATTATCTGATAAAACATTTGAATCAATTAAATATGTATTTTCATCTTTATTTAGTATAGGAAACGATATTTTTAAAAGTATGATTAAGAATCCTTATAATAAGTTAAGTGGATATTATGATTATCTTTTTGGAAAAGGAATTAGTTCAGAATTAGTAGTTCAATCTCAAATACCATTAAGTACTGATCAAGTATTAGCTATTATTAATGATCCTAATCCTACTAATGTAGGATCATTACTAGTAAAATATGGAGAAGATCGTATTAAAATTGATCCAACTGTATTAAAACAAGCAGTTAGTGAAATTTTTGAAGGAGAAAATTCAGCTATAAAGTTAGCACAATTATTAAATATTATTAATATTGATGAAGAAACAATTCGATATTCATCTGGACTTGTACTTTCTAAATTAGAAACTAAAGCATTAAATGGATTAAATGTTTTTATTGAAAATTTAAAAGAAAAAAATTCTAATTTATTTAATGAATATATTAAGCAATATGGTTTAGAATCATTATTTATACTCTTAGAGAAATATTCTGATGAAAAAGATCTAATACAAAGAATGAATAAACTTTTATTAATTTCAGAAAGTGATATATGTAATAAAAAAGTTTTAATTTTACTTGGTATTTTATTTTTTATAATGTATATTTTTTCTATAAAAATATTTTCATTTAATAATCTTATAACAAATTTATAATAAATATGTATGGTTTATATTCTGGAAATAAATCAAATTTCTCATTATCATCAAATCTTTATAAACCTGCTGGTGTTGTAAATACTACAAATTCTTCTATTATCATTAATGGAGTCGTAACAAGTAATCCAACTGTTTCTTATACAAGTGTTGTACAACCTATTATGTCCATTAATTCAGTTCAACAAATAAATAATAACTCTTTTTCAGCTCAACATATTAACTATGAACAAAACCCTGCTCCTATAAAATTAAATTAATGACTACTACATTTTTTACAAATTGTTCGATATCCTGTTTTTTTAGCAAAATCTTTTGAAAAATATTGATATTCTTTAATTTCATCACATTTATTACATTGTAAAGATGCAGGTGTATAACAAGATTTGCAAATAGATTCTTCATTCCTAAAAAATAATTTATGATCAAGAGATTTTTCACATGTTTTGCATTCTTTTTTATTTTTTTCTGCATTTATTTTTCTCATATTTGCACGTTGTTTATCTATTTTAATTTTTGTACATCCTCTACAATAACAACATAATCCATCAGTAGTATTTCGATTAAACATATATTGGTCTATTAATTTAATTTCATTACAAGTAAAACATTGTTTTGATTGACCATTCTTTTCATTATAACAGTTTTTACAATCACCTATATAACTATGATCTTTTTTGAAAAAACATTTAAATTCTTGAAATACTTCACATGTATCACATTTCTTTTTTCCTAAATTTTCATTATTCTTAACATTTCTTTGTTTAATATTATTATTTGTCTTTATTCTACATTCTTTACAATCATATGTCAATCCATCTGTCTTTGTACGATCAATAATAAATGCATATTTAGGTTTAATTTGATCACAATCTGTACATTGTTTACTATCTTCATTTTCATCTACATAACAAGAAATACATTCATCTCTATAAATTCTCTTTTCTCGATTAATATAAAAAAATTTACGAACATGAAATACTTCATGACACTTATTACATCTTTTTTGATTATCAATTTCTACAATTTTTTCTTCCATCTCATTTATGATTTCAGTCCTTTCTGTTTCATACTTATTATATGCATCTAATTGAATATCAATAAACTCTTTTATTTTATCTAATGCTGACAATTTATACCATTCACAATTTACAGAAATTCTTTCTGTTGAAAATACTTCTTTAATCAATTTTTCAAGTGTAACATTAAAACTAGTATAATAAATTTCCATAATTTTAAATTGATAAGGTGAACTTGTATTCAAGTCTTTTAGACGTTCATCTATATTTTTAGTCATACCTACTTTGAATTTATCTTTAATTTCAGAAGTTGATACAATATATAAACAATTTCCAGATTTATTTTTCTTTTCATGTTTTCGAACAATATATTTAGATATTTTTTCATGTTTTGATTCTAATTCAGAATATTGTTTTGATTTTTCTTCTAATTGATTCCTTAATTCATCACTTTCTTCATTTAATGTCTCTTGTAATAATTCTTCAAGTTTAATATAATAATCATGAATTTCATCAGCTTTTTTAGTCTCTGCTTTCATACAAAATCTCTTAAACGTCTTTACAGTAAGTAAAATTCTTTCAGATGGTCTACCCTTTTCCATTTTCCCACTTTCTTGTGGAATAATATTTTCAACCTTGTAATCAATATCGATTACAAAATTTTTTTCTAATATTCGTTTTGCTGGGTCTTTTCTTGAAAATCCAATCCATTTCCATATATTATCAAGGTCAACTACAAAATCGCTCTTCTTATAATTTAAATAACAATAAAAACTACTTACAAATAATTGTTGTTGTGCATCTGTAAAGACTTCTTTGATTTTATTTAATAAATGATGTTCATAGTCTTTTGAAAGACGTGTAATCGAATTCTTTTCAATCAATTTAACAATATCAAGAGATGACATCTTTTATAATAAAATTATGTTCTTAAATATGTATTATATTTACACATTTTTAAGAAAGAAAGAGTGAATATTTCAATATTATCTACATAAAATGCTACTGCGGTCGGTGGAATAATATTTTATTTTTAGAATAATCTAAAAATAACTTTAAAACCCATTCTTATTCTCATAATCATTATTCAATCTACTTGCTACTTGTTGTGGATCAATAAAGAATACATCATTCTCTTTACTATTAAAAGAACATTCACTTCGATCAAACCCATCACCTCCATATGACCATTGAAACACCCAATCATTTGTATTTCTTACTGTTCCATCATATTTCACTTGAATATCTTCCATAACTTTTACCATCTTTCTCTGGATATACCCAGAAGATGATGTGTTCATACTTGTTTGTGTGATGCCTTCACGACCTGCTATTGAATGAAAGATAAACTCTTGAGGATTCATTCCACGTAAAAATGAACTTCGTACAAACCCACGACTCTCAAACTCTTGTTCCATTGTTTGATTTTCTAAAGGATAATGTGGTAAGGTTCTTTTGCCTCGATTAAAAGTTTTTTCAATTCGAGCTCCCATGTGGTTCTGAGACCCGAGTAAAGACTTGATTTGTATAATGTTGAAGGCTTCCCCCTTTGACCCGCCTGTAATAGTATTCATAAAACCGTTCTCTGTTGTAAGGTCGTTTTTTGCAACTTTCATGGCCATGTCACGAGCCTTGTCAAGAATGGACATTATTTTGAGTTCACGGATACGTTCATGTGAGATATTTTGTTCGGCATCTTTAGCTTCTAAAAAACATTTATAAACAACATTTTCAATTTCTTTCATAGATGTGGCAATACAGTCTTGAATACCTATACTAAATGAACGATGAATTAGATATTGATTTCCGATAAATTGTACATTGTTTAAGAAATCGATTGCTTTTCTCATTCCATATTCTTTATGAAGGACATGAATAATAGTGTTATGACCTTGACCAAGTTGAGATTTAGTGATAGCACCTTCCAATACAACACCTTTAACAATTTTTACAATGGGTTGATCTTTACGAGCATCATTTTTTTTAGAATAATTAAAATTTCGAGGTAACATTAATGAAAATAAACTTTTTCCACAATAAAGAGGTAAATTATATCCTAATTTTGTACTTACTTTTTTAAACCATTCTAATCCATCTAAAATAGTTTCAGGAGTCCAACCATCACCTTTCATACAAATATCAAAAAAACGGTCACGAGACATTTCAGTATCATCTTTTGTTAATAAATAAGAAGCAAGTAAAGCATCTTGTGTAATACAAATAATATTTTTAGTAGATTGACTCGACATGATGTTATGCATTGTCGTAGATAAATTTGCAAGTTCTGCCCGTGCATCAGGGTCTTGTGCTGTGAAAATATTCATTTCATCACCATCGTACGGTGGAATACCTCCTCATCCAAATATTTCTTTTTGGAATCATTGTTAATTTCCTTGCTAAAGGGAAATCACTCTTTCGAGTGGGAGTAGACTATACCTTAAGCCTAGAGATCTAGACCAACACCCCTGTAGTCGTTGAGGGAGAATCTAGACAATTCTTTACCCACGGATTACCCAATCTTTAACGTTATTACTGTTGGCTTCGGTCATTACCCGAGTTCCGATCAAATCTTTTCAAATTTGTCGTAGTAGTTAAAGCTCTAAGGGACTCCCCGATATTATAAGGTGTTTCGCATATAAACTTTTTATACACTAGGAAGTTACAAGCTTTTCACTCTTCCTGTTACAGACTACGATTAATCTGCATTAAAACTCTTGGTAGATGCCAAGTTGAATCGAAATGTTTTGTTTGGACGTACAATAATACGTTTTGCCAACATACTCCCACGATGTAGAGTAGGTTGACGATTAAATAAAATAATATCACCATTTTTAAGTTGTCGTTCAACTGTATCACCAATATCAATTTTAAAAGGACGTTTTTTAGCCAACTCGATACTTGTCAATTTTTCACCATCTCTATCGATAATATCACCTTGTTTTAATTCAAATTGTGTTTTTACTTGTTTAAATTCTTTTGTAAATGGAATAATTGTTTTATCTCCACGAATAATTTTATCTCCCCATAACAATGGAGTTCCTTTTTTTAACATTGCATATTGTAAATTAATTTTAATTTTTCCATTATCTTTCAAGACAAAATTAGCTTTACCATCATCTACAAGTTTTTGAAGATATTCTTTATTATAAATCGTAACCATTTCTGGAATCGTTAAATTTCTTGCAATTTTTTCAGGAACAACAAGTTCATCTGTTCTTACTGTAGGATCTGCACTAATAACAGATCTACCAGATTGATTACGACGTTTTCCCATTAAATTAGAACGAATGAGACCATCTTTTCCACTTAGACGTTCTTTAATTCCTTTAAGAGGACGACCATTGGTATGACGAGCTTTACCTTGGCTGTTATTCATGAGAGTTTTGATACGAAAATTTAATGTTTGTAAGACTTTTTCACGTTTGGATTCATTTGTATTTTCATCTAAAAGATTTTTATTTGCTTTGATAATTTCAACATATTGTGTTGTAATATCATCATCACATGTAACATTATCTGCCATAACATAAGGACGTGCTCGAGGTGGAATGACAGGAATAACAGATAAAACTAGATTTTTAGGATGCATAAAAGATGCATTAAATCCGAGGATACGAACATCATCATCGATCATATGATCAAAAATATTTTTAATTTCAATTTCTTTGAGAACAATTTTTTTATCTTTAAATTTCATTGAAATATCATTTGTTTTTTGTTGAAAAGCAATTTTTGGTTTTGGACTATTACAGAAATAACATGCATCAATTTTTTCTAACTTTTCAACAATTTTTTGAAATCGAGAATCTGTTTGATATTTCAAGATACCATCAAGTTTTAAATGATCTTCAGATAGAACAATACGATGACATTTAACACATAAACATTTTAAAAAATTTGTAATTTGACGAAGATACATAGGATGTAAAACAAGTGATGCAAGTTCAATATATCCAGAATGACCGGGACAATCTTTAGGTAATAAGGTACATGATGGACATTTTTCATCTTGTTCCATGCTACCCATACGAAGATCATAGACACTATTATGTCCTGAGAATTTTGAATTATCAACTTTACATACAGATCTTTCTATAATTTCTTCAGGAGATAAAATTCCAAATTGAATAGAAGAAATATCTTTATAAGGAAAAACTTTTGACATGATTTGAAAATAATAGATTATTATTTTCAAGTTTTCAATTTTATAGTTAACATTTATAAGACAATATTCATTTCTTTACTTAAACGTAAATCCTTTGCTAACATCACTGGGAATCCTTTTTCTTTAACATCTTTACAAAAAGCTACATCCTCTGCTAACACATTTGTAAAATAAGGATATTCTAATGCATCAAGAACTTTCTTTTTACATGCAAAAAAACCAAGACCTGTAAAAGATACTTCAACTGTCTCTTTATCATCTTGTGGCACATCCTTTACTTTAAGTAGTTCTTTACCAGTAGAATCTGAAGCAAAATATAAACTTGGTTCAATATGATATAAACCAGAAACAACATCATGTTTTGTTAAACATTTTTCAATTAAAGAACATAAATCTTCAGGTTTAAACATCATTTCAGGATCAATCATTACATAGACATCATATTCCATTCCTTGAAAGACACTTTGATTTTTATCTTTTGATAAATCAACACCTAAAGATTGTAAACGAGAAACAAATTGATTTTTAGAAAATCCTTGAACGAGATATACATCATAATTTGTATTTTTCCAGATATAATTCAAGGTCTTTGTCCATGATACTAAAAATTGATTTGAATAAGATAATCCTCTCATTCCAATCATAACTTTCTTCAGATCACTCATTTTATAAAAAAATATTTTTTTAAATAGAATTTAACTTTTGATAAAAAATCATATATGTATTTATACTAGATTCAAGATTTGAAATAGGTTGTACATTATTATCATCACATTGAAAAATCCCATCTTTTCGAATAGAACGAGAAAAATAGTGACCAGCATTCAACACTCCATGATGTTCAATGGTAGATACAAGTTTATAATCTAATTCTAAATCTAATTCTAATTTTAATTCTAATGGATATTCAATATGATTTTTTTGGAAATATTTATTAAATGTAAAAATAAGAATATCATTTGTTTCTATTAGTTTTGATATAATAGTCGCATTTACTTTTTTTTTACAAGAATCACATTGATAACCTTCAATCGTTCGTTTTGTTTCAATACATTCATTTATATGTTGATCAATAACAATATAGACAGAAATATCAATAATTTTATTTTCATTTTTACATTCATTGCATATGGTAATAGTTTCTGTTTTATTTTGAAAAATATTATCAAGTTTTAAAAAGTCACATAGTTTAAGAAAATATTCACTACTACTTTGATTTGGTTCAAATGTATTCATATTTTGTAATAATTTAGTTGTAAAATAAGGATCCCATTTTTGTTCAAACACAATAAATTTAAAAAAAAGAAAAAAAATAGAATCTGTTCGTTCTTTACATATAAAAGATAAAAAAGAAGGACAAGATAATAATGATTGAATTAAAGAATTAAAATAACAAATAGATGCTGTATTTATAAATCCTAAAGGAGGTATAACAAGATCACTCATTTTATAAAAAAAAATATATTTAAATATATAATAAAACTGATAATTATTATTTAATTTTAATAAAATTAAATATGGAAACCGATTTCATCTTAATCCCTCTTTATGATCACCAAAAAAAAAGTATTCAATACATGGAAGATCTTGAAAAAAAACCCTCCTTTTACATCGACTCTGACACTCTCATCGAAACAAAAATAGGAATTCTCTCCGATCTTCCTGGATACGGAAAAACCTTATCTGTTATTGGATGTATCGGAAAAACTCGTCATGAACCAGAAGAAGAATTTTATCTACGTGAAACAACTGAAACCATCTCCAAAACCATCTCTAAAATAAAAATTAAAAAAATGGAACAACTATCCACCTCTCTTATCCTTGTAAATGTCTCTTTATTATCTCAATGGATCTTTGAATTATCTCGAACCACTTTACGTTATCTTGCCATCTATTCTAAATACGATATTGAAGGTATCGATATGTCCAAATATGATCTTATTCTTGTTTCTCATAATATTTATAATTTATTCTGTCAAGTCTATCGAAACAAATGTTGGAAACGTTTTATTATTGATGAACCAGCAAGTCTTAAAATATCTTCGATGGAAGAAATTACAGCAAAATTTTATTGGTTTGTTACAGCTACTCCTTATGAACTCTATCCACGAAAACGTGCCGGATTTTTAAATGATATTTTACCAGATTTTGAAATTGTTAAATATATCATTCAAAAAAATGATGATCAATATGTCAAAACAAGTTATGAAATGCCAATCACAAACCATATTTATTATAAAATTACATGTGATATCTCCAAACTATTTGAAGGACTTGTCAACCAAAATTCAATGGAAATGATGGAAGCCGGAAATATTCCTGGTGTTCTTCATCTTTTTGGATCAACTACAGATAATTTAATTGAATCATATCGTAATCGTAAAAAGAAACGAATCTCAGAATTAATTTCAGATGAAGAAAATGTTGAAAAAATACAAGTCATTCAACATCATCTTTCTCTCCTTGATGATCGTTTACGTCGTTATGTATCTGAAAATCTCTGTATTTTATGTTCAAATCCTCATCAACAATTATATCTTTTAACATGTTGTCAAACCCTATGTTGTCAATCTTGTTCTACTCTATTATTATGTCCTATCTGTAAATCTTCTGATATTCATACATGTCATATTGAAATTGATGATATATCATATACAGAACAGATGTCTACAAATATTACAAAAATTAAACAAGTCATGAACATTATTTCAGATGCATCTCATAAGAAAATTCTTATTTTTAGCAATTTTAATGAATCATTTACCATTATTAAAAAATATCTTGATGAAAAACAAATCTCTTATCTTGAATTACGAGGAACAAAAGAAAAACGTGACAATACCATCGATTTATATAAAACAGGTAATGTTAATGTTTTATTATTAAATACGATTCATTCAGGAGCTGGATTGAATTTACAAGAGACAACAGATATTATTATGTATCATCGATTACATGATTATCAAAAAACACAAGTAATTGGAAGAGCAAATCGAATCGGTAGAAAACTTTTTTTAAATGTTCACTATTTAGAATAAAATTAAATTTTAATTAAAATTTAATTTGGAATTGAAAACATATCTATATCTAAATAGCTATTAAATTTTTTTAATAGCACCATTAAATTTTTTTAATGACTGGGAGGTATTTACAAATTGTAAATACCTAGGGTGTTAAATTATTTTATAATTTATATTAAACTGAAATATCCTCAATTGAAGCTGAACGTTTTCCAAGCCATGTAGACCGCTGTTGTGGTTCACCCCATGCTCGAATAAAATAATCTTTGACTTCTGATTTTGTTGGCAATTGTTGACCTGGATTTGCCTCTTTAAACCAATCTTTGAACCCAATATAAATTTCATCCATATTAATCTTATTTTTAGGATCAATAACAGGATCTACAATAATTCGTTCATCAATGAACTGTCGATACACATCATTTTTCTTTCTATATAATTCTGTCGCCATCGTAACTTTTTCAGGTTCATACATCTTGTACCCTTTCTTTCGATGATTTAATAAAACCCATGCAAATGGCTTTAAAAGATCAGGGATTTTTTCCATAAAGTACGGATCCTTGGGAAATCTTTTCTGTAAAATTTGCTCTTCAATGCTCTCTGGTGCATTGTTAACAAAGGTCGATTCGAACGGAACTACCCTGATACGGTTCCAAGTCGCTTTATCACTATAAGGGATACTTGGAGGGTCATTGCAAATAACAACAAGTTTAAACATTGGTTCAATTTCACCACCATTTTGAAATAAGCCACGTGCATAAAACGTATCATTACCTGATAATTCTTTTAGGATACCGATATTGATTACATCTTTTTTATCAGGTTCTTGTAAAATAGCCCAACGAACTCCAGCACATCGAGCAAGTTCTGGACTGGCTGCACTACTCATCGATCTTTTTCCAACAATTAAAGAAGTTGGTAATTTAATTGCATATTCACCTCCTAACATCTTTTCAAAAAATGTTTGAGTTACACTTTTACCATTATCACCTTCACCACTCCAAAATAATACATGTTTTTTCTGATTTCCACCAACAAATACCTCACTTGAAATATTCATAAAATATTCACGAACTTCACGATCTGGAAAAATCTTTTCAAAAAAATTATGTACTTCTTTTACCAAATAATGTTCTTCATCATAATCTGAATAATCAATTGGCATTTGTAATGAAATATAATCTTCGGGAATACCTTCACGAAAAATATGATTTTTTAAATCATAAACACCATTTTTAAATCCAATAAGCCAAGGATTTCGATCTAACTTTTTAAGAAAATTTTCATCATAGAAAACTTCTTTACATTCTCTCATGACATTTGTTTTAAATGTAGAATTTCCAAGATTTGAAATAAGTTTACATACTTGTTTATGTTTTTGTAAGTACATATCTTTTTGATTTTGTTCTGCTTTTGTCATTTTGATCATAATTTCATTTGCAATATCTTGAAATTGTTTTGAAAAATCATTTGATATTTTTTGACGAAGAAAAATACCATCTTCAATTGGCATCCAACGATGATTCTTATATTGAAACCATTTATTTGTTACAATACTTGCACAAACAAACTCTGTTCCACATTTCTCATAAAAAGATTTTGCAAGATCATTATGACTACAATTTACAATTGTATCATCATTAATATATTTTCGAGATGCCTCTTCCGTAAACTTATTATATAGAATAGGATTATCCAATTTTGCATAATGATGTAATGTTCCAATTGTCATATTTCGACGTTCCATTTTCTCCCATAATTGAATACATCCCATCTGATCAAACTTTTCAGAACATCGTGAACTAAATTCCATCCATAACTCTAATCCTTCATTTGAAGCATCAGAAATATTATACATAGTCCAACCGATTTGAAGCCAGTCTGTATATGATTCTGCACGAAAATCTGCAATCATTTCTAATAATTTTTTAGATTTTGCCAATACTTCAGATAGATTTTGAGTTTTAAAAACACGTTTCTTTTCAAAAGATGCATCTACACGAATAGGACTTGGTAAATTTGAACGAAGTTCAGAAACTTGTCGTTGCCATGGTACAATACTTAAGATTCGTGGTAAATAAAATGAATAATGTTGTTTCATATCAATCTCAATCTCTTCTGCACTATAAATTTTATATTCTTTAAGAGCATCTTCTAATGAAATAATATCACGTTCTTCATTATAAATTTTAGTTAGTTTATATGGATTCATTCCTTCTTTTTTCTTTGAACCATATAAAAGCCAAGGAGCTTTTGTGTATCCTGTATCAATAAGATCTCCAGAACGTTCAAATCCAAGAGATTTAAATGTCATATCTTTATTTACATTTTTTTTGACACGAGGTAAAAGATGATTTTCATGATCTGATTTTGTAATAAATGTATAAGGAAAATGTAGATGAAATCCAGATTTAATATATTCTTTATGATTTACTTCAATATGATAAGCAGGTTTTTCAAGAACAAAACAATAAAGATTCTCTGGTTTACAATCTAATAAAATATTTTTTAAAACATCTTGATAATTACGAATAATATTTTCAAGTTGATAAGTTGTATAAAGACATGTAACATCTTTATCTTCTGTGAATTCAACTTTGATATCAACATCAACAAGAATAGGAATAAATGTTTGAGGTTTTTCAGCTAGACCATATTCAAATTGTTCTTTTTCATCATTTTCTAAAATATCATTGCAATAAGAATGCCAAAAAGACTCACTTATATGCTTACTCACTTGAAATTTTCCATGAGGATGAATCATACTAACATGAGTATGATAGTCTCCAGTAACCCTGTTATTTTCAAGTAGTTGTTTTAGCGACATCTTTATTTTATTTGAATCTTTTAATTATAAAATTCATTTTTATAAAAATGAATTTTATAATTAAATTTTAGTGTAAAATAAAAATGAACAAATCTAATTTTAAGAAGTCTAAGAAGTCTAAGAAGTCTACGCTTAAATTTAAGAAATCTAATCTTAAATCAAAGTCTAATCTTAAATCAAAGTCTAATCTTAAATCTAAATCTGATCTTTATTATCATGTAAAAGTGAAATTAAATTGGATGTCTCAAACAGGACTAACTTTAACAGATAAAGAGTTTCATCGACATTTATCAAAACATCTAGGTGATCTTAATATGGAAGAGATTGTTTATTTTTGTCCTGTTTATCATCTACGACTTTTAAATAAAACTCTTCATTTTGATATTTTAAAAGAGGAATATGAACAATATTCTTATGAAGAAGATAAGAAAGAAGAAATAAAAAGAAGAATTAAGATGACTTCACTTGCAGATGGTGCATGGGAATCAATTGATACAAATTTTTGGAAGATTGTAAAAGATGGACAAGAATTATTTCTTGTTGGTATTGATAAAGTTAGTGTAATTTAATTTAATTTTAAATTAAATTAAATATCCTTTAACCATTTTTCTGGTATTGCATAATGTTCATCAAAATTTAAAAAAAATCCAAGATCTTGAGCATATGTTAATTTACGTAAACGATCTTTTCCAGGTTTATCACGTCCAAATAATTCTTTATTTTCCATCATTGAAATTTTCTTATTCATTTCTTTGATACGTAATAAGACATGATCTACTGATTCTGATCTAGTAATAAGATGTTCTTTTAACATTTCAAACATTTCTTTTTTAAGAATTTTTCCTTTTGTTACTTTTTCACTTTTAGAAACTTCAATAATTCCTTTTCCTAAAATAGGATCCTTACATAATAGTTGTATTAATTTTTTACAAAAGATATCATGATCTTCTTCTGGATTCATATTTAATGATTTATTTGCAGTTTTAAATAATTTTTCAATTTCTTCTTGTTCTTCTTCATTTGGATCTGTTATATCTTTAATTTCTAGATCATAACATTCAAATAGAATTTTCATTTCAAATGTATTATTAAGATCTTCACGAATGATTTCTTCGATAGCTTTTAAACGATGTTGACCATTAATAACACGAATTTGATTCATTTGATCACGAACAATTTGGATTGAACCCATCAAATGATGATTTGATTGAGATTTAATTTCTTCTTTGATTTTATTTTTATGTTGTTGGTCAATTTTTCGATTAAAACACCATGAAGATAAAAAACGACAAATTGTCTTTGTATCTTTTAGATAATAACTAATATTATGATTGATAGCAATAGGATCATCAAAAGTAGGATCGATATATTCAATCTCTTCGATTTCTTTCATTTCTTCAACTTTTTTTGTAAAAAATGAAAACATCTTTAAAGTTTATTTCAATTTCAATTTAAATTTCAATTTTATTATTTAAAAATATCTAATGTTCTTTTTTGATCGATCTAAAATAATACTTCCTATTGTTGTTGGATAAGCAGGGATATATTTACTTGCTGTATACATAAAAAAGATATATTCAATTATTCCAATTAAAAGGAACGTTAAAGCATTTTCTTTAAGAATTTCACCGATATCTACATCATCTTTATTATAAAAATAGAAAATGATTGTAAAAAGAATTAAGGATATAGCAATATAAATTGCAATACGTTTATAGTAATTATTTGTATTTTCAATATTATTATTAATTTGTTCGACTGGATTATCTCTTACATTAACACATTTTTCTCTTAATTCATTCCATTTTATTTTATCACCATATTTTTGATCGATTTCTTTTAGTATATCATTCACATTATTATCACATAAACTATTTATACTTTCATTTAAAGTATTTTCACCTTTTTTAGAAATAATAAGAAAGAAGAAGAAATATAAAAAGATAAATAAAATACAAACATGTACCATAATATTTAATAAAAGTTGATTATCAATATAAATTTCTAACATCTTTTATTTAAATTTAAAAAAATCTATTTTTTTTAAATATGAACTCTCTTATTTTTAATGAAACAAATACATTCTGTATATCTATTGATAAAAGATGGAATAAAATGAATGAACGTTTTCAAAAAATAGATTTAAAAGTAACAAGATGGAAAGCTACTTTACCTAGTGATGTAACAGACCATTTTAATGATTATCTAACTCCATTACAAAAAGCATGTAGTCAATCTCATATTCATTTATGGAGATATATTAAAATGTTTAATCTAGATTATGCACTTGTTATGGAAGATGATATTTTTTTTGATAAAGAATGGAGACAAAAATTAGATCAATTTAATGAAACAAACTGGGATTTAATTTTATTGAATGCATCTGAACCTATCCAACCACTTTTTACTTGGACAAAAGTAACTGAACAATATCTAACTGGAGCATATATTATTTCTAGAAAAGGTATTGATATTCTTTTTCAATTATATCATAATAATTATGCATCATCAGATTGGATGACAAGTCGTTTACAGTTATTTAATAATTCTTATAGTTATTTTCCTTGGTTAGTGATACAAGAAGGAATCGAAAGTGTAATAGGAAGTAATACACATGAAGATCATAAAAAAGTCAAAAGATGTTTAAAAGAGATTAATTACGACGTTGATCAATATATTCAATGATTTTTTTAGAGACAGTTTGAATGACATAGTTTGCATTTCCAGAAATATAATGTTTTGCTATTAAATTTAAAAATGTAAATTCTACAAGAAATATAAATATTAAAATAAAAATTCCTTCTTTTATACTAGATTTAATATTTATATCAAATCCAAAATAGTAAAGACATAAAAGTAAAATTATACAAAAAGAAATATATACTAAAACAAGATAAATAGATTTTTTTATAATTTGTTGATTGGTTTGATCAATTTCATTATTTTCAGATTTTGTTGTTTTTTCAATATCATATTCTTTATGATCAATAAATCCATAAATTGTAGTTTTTACAATTTCTTTTTTTGTTTCATCTTTTGGAAATAGATTAGAGATATCATCACGATATTGATTAAATAAATCATCTACAATTTGATTTAATTGATTTTCAAATTCTTCATGTTCAATCGATGTTACATAGGTATAAAAGAAGATTGTTAAAAAAACAAAAACAATACACGATTGAATAATTGATTGTATAAACATTTATAATTATAAAAATATTTTTTATACCTTTGGACATTTAAAATAATTAGATCCTATTTAAAAAAATGATTTTAATATAAAAATGTCAGACGTTCAACATAGTTTAACATCTCCTTTAGATAAAAATGATGTTGATCCTAAAAGTTATAAATTAAACGGTTCTTTGACCGAAGATGAAGTAAAAGAAGCTGTTAATGAATTAAGTGTAAAAGATTTTGTACAAAAATTTCCTCGTTTTGAAAAGTTTTATGCTGATCCTAAACTTGATACTCAAGTTCATAGTCTTGTATCATTTTTTCCTTCTAAGGGTGCAACTCCTGATAGTGATGGAGTTTTTGGAATGTTAAAAGTTCGTGGTACATTTGCAACTCAAGATGAAGCTGATTTACGTGCTGAATATCTTATTCGAAATGTTGATAGTTTTCATAGTTTATATCATACTTATGTAGGACGTCCTTTTCCTTTAGCTGTAAATGGTAAATATGTTATTGAGACAAAGGAGATAGATATTAAGAAGAAGATTGTTGAAACTACTTCAGATGAAATTCGTAAAAAGCGTGATGAAGACCGAAAAGCAATTGAGGAGATTAAAGAACGAGAAAAAGAGTTACTTGCAGATGTTGCAAAGACTGATATTGATCCTTATGATCGTTATATTGAATTAATGGTAAAGAAATCTCAATTAACTTGGACATATAATGAGACATCGAAAAAGATGAATGATATGAAGAATAATATTATCAAGGCTCGAGCAGAATTGGCTGAACTTCGTGCCAAAGATGAAGATTATCATACAAAGTTCTTTGAACGATATATGGAAGCACGAAAGTCATCAGGATTACCAAATGATGATAATTCATTTATCAAGTATATGTGTGAAGATCTTGATTTAGGATTTTAAATTTAATTTATAAAATTTTATAAATTAAAATGTGGAATTATTTTATTATATATTTAAAATATAAATATATAATTTTATTGGTTTTTTTATATAATAAAATTTCTACTAAAAAATGAAATTAAACTATTATAGTTTAATTTTTAAAAATTAAAAGTTTTCAAAACTTTTTTAAAAACTCACATATTCATTTGTGTGTGTTGGGATTTTAATAATGGTTATAAAAATTATTTTAGATTAAACATTTAATAATACACATAATTCGTGTATAAAATCTTGATTATAATTGAGATCATCAAAATTAATATTATCAATATAAACTTTTTGAGCTCTCATTGTATCATCTAATAGTTTTTGACGTCTTGATTGATCATCAGATGATAAACGTCTTCTCTCAGTATCAATTCTTTCGATGACTTTATCATATATTTCTTTGGTAATTAATTGAGTAGGAACTTTTAATTTATCACATAAAATTCTTGCTTCAATATCTTCTTTCATATTACCACTTAAATCTAAAATTTTAAATTTTTTCCTTGATGTATCTGTACAACAAATTAACATTTTATCATCAGGTGTTTTTATTACTTTTTCAAAAAAGAAATTTGCTAATCTTTTTTGTCCACCAAAGAAATCACTTTCTTTATAATGTTCTCTCATTGTTTCTTCTATTTTTTTTGGTTCTAAATTATTCAATATATATTTTGTTGATAATTGATTTCTAATATTATTTATAGTAGTAACTTTATTACTACCTTCACGTGCAATTGTCTGGATAAAAGAATCACATTGTGATATTTTCATTTCAAGTTTATTTATTGTTTTTTCATGTTCTTCTTTTAAAGATTCATATTTAACACTTAATTTTATGAAATTCAATTCTATCTCTTTATATTCATTTATTTTTTTGTAAAGTTCATCTATGATTATATCTTTATTTTTGATAACATCTAAAAGTTTATTCATTTCTTCAGATTTTTGTAACATAGAATATTCTTTACATGAATCATTATGAATTGCGAGATTTACATTATTCATAAAATTTTTCTTACATCCTTTACAAACAAATTTAGTTTTTAAATTTAATCCTCTTATTTTTAAACATTTTTTACTGTTTGTTAGATGTAGTTTTAAATTTAGATCTGATTTTAATTTTGAAGAACAAAATTCACACTGAATCATTTCATTATATAAAATTATATATTTAAAATATAAATATATAAAATTATATATTTAAAATATAAATATATAATTTTATTGGTTTTTTTATATAATAAAATTTCTACTAAAAAATGAAATTAAACTATAATAGTTTAATTTTTAAAAATTAAAAGTTTTGAAAACTTTTTTAAACACTCACACATTCATTTGTGTGTGTTGGGATTTTAATAATGGCTATAAAAATTATTTTAGAAATTTATTTTAATTTTGAATTATTCATATTCTATTGTATTATAGGACGATTTATTGCTTCTCATTATTAAATTTTCATAAGAAGTTTGAACATATTCTAATTGTTTTTCTAAAAGTCATATTTATATTTTTGATCAAGTAACTCTTTCTCATATTTAGTTTGTTGATCAAGTAACTTTTTGTCAAATTTAGTTTTATTATCAGCAATTTGTAATTTACTAATTTTTTTTATTAAAAAATAACATTCAGAAACTTTAATTTGAAGTTTATCTAAATCTTTTATTTATGATTAAATCTTTATTTTTAATGATATCTGAACCATTCTTAATTATATTTATTCACTTTTAAACTTTTGTTAAAATAGCCAATTCAGTAAGAAACTTTGAATTAAAAGATGGACAATTTATTGATCTTAAATCAACCATTGAATTCATTAAAAAAGTTTTTTTACTATTTAAAGAAGCTTGTTTACTATATTCAATAACAGAAAGTTGTTCACGTTCTTCTTCAATATTTGCACAAGCATTTTCATATACATTTTGACCAACTGTTTCAAGTGGTCTTATAATTATATTAGTAAAATTTCGTGCAGAAATATCTTCTTTAATATTACCATCTTTATCCATATATTTATATTTATCACGAGAAGCATCTGTACAACAGATCAACATTTTATCATCTTTTTGTATAATTTTTTCATTACATATTTTTGCAATTGCTCGTTGTCCTCCTAATAAAATATCTTCAGTCAAGTTCTCTTTAAAAATATTATACAGTTCTTCTTCTTTTAAATTATCAAGTGTATGATTTGTAGATAGAATTGTTCGTATATTATTTATAGTATTATTAGTAGTAGTAGATGTAGGACGATTTATTGCTTCTTTTGATAAGTTTTCAAATGAAGTTTGAGCATGTTCTAATTGTTTCTCAATAATTTTAAATGAATTTTGTTGTATCTCCAATTGACATTTATATTCTAATAATTCTTTCTCATATTTAGATTTTTGATCAAGTAATTCTTTCTCATATTTAGTTTGTTGAACAACTAATTCTTTCTCATATTTAGTTTGTTGATCAAGTAATTCTTTCTCATATTTAGTTTGTTGACCAAGTAATTCTTTCTCATATTTAGTTTGTTGATCAAGTAATTCTTTCTCGTGTTTTTCTTTTAATTCATTACTTAATTTATTCAATGCAAAGTCTTTACAAGAACTTGTATGTACATTTAGATTTTTATTATTTGAAAAAACACTATTACATCCTTTACAAATAAATTTATCTTTTTCATCTAACTCTAGTCCTCTTAGTGAAAGACACTTTTTACTCTTTTTTAGATGACTATCTAAAATATATTTATTTTTACAACTTATTTTGCAGTATTCACATTTATATACTTCCATTTTATATTTTGGTTATTTTTTAAACAAGATATTTAAAAAATAACCAAAATATTTAAAATTTAGAAAAAATAATATACTACTTTTTATCAATTTTTTATTAACCATAAATTTAAACTATAAAAAAATATAAAATAAAAATAAATTAAAAATAAAAGTTTCTTATTATTTTTTTGTCTACACATCTATTGTGTGCGATTTTTAAAATAATAAGAAACTTTTATTAGAAATATTTGTTTTTAATTTTATTTAAAAAAATTAAAAAAATCTTAAAAATATTAAATAAAAATAATAAGTTATTTTATCAACCATAAATTTAAACTATAAAAAAATATAATATAAAAATAAAAGTTTCTTATTATTTTTTTGTCTACACATCTATTGTGTGCGATATAAAAAATAAATAGATTTATAAATTAAAGAATTCAATTGATTTTTTAATTACATCTATAAATAATTCAATTGTTTCTTCTTCTGGTAAAACAAATCGTTCTCTATACTTTTCAAGTCTTTTAAAGACCATCTGTTCTATCATTGACATTGTATATTCCTGGTAATAAATAACTTCATGTTCAGACGATTTGTAAGATTACCAAGAATATATATGAGAAGGGGTTGTAAGAATGTAAATTATATTGTATACGTGGTTTATTCGATCTAAAGAAGATTCTAAAAGTCTAACTGAGTTATCATATTTATATTTTTGATCAAGTAATTGTTTCTCATATTTAGTTTGTTGATCAAGTAATTCTTTCTCATATTTTTATGTAATGCAAAAACTTTACAAGAACTTGTATGAATATATCCTTCACAAATAAAATTATTTTCTAAAGATAATCTTGCAGTATAAAGTTTCCATGTATTTTCTTCTTTTTTTAAAATTTTTTAATAAAATTTAGATTTATTTATTTAGTAATAAATAAATGAGTAGTAAAAAAAAAGATGATGAAAAAAATAATAATTCAGGTATAAGTATTGGTGCAACTGTTGGAATTATTGTCGGTGTAGTTTTAGCTTTAGCTTTAATTGCATTTGCTGTATATAAATATAAATATAAATTAGATAAAGAATATGGACAAGGAGATAGAGACTATGTAAATAAGCGTATCAATGAGATGGCTGGAAGATATTAGATAAAACCAAAATATCTTTAATTGTTTTTAAGACTTTTACAGGTGGTTCTGGTAATTTTTGTAATTCTTGTTGATCTACAGTATATATCTCTTTGGATATATATTCTAATGTTTTAATTGTTGCATTATGATTTAATATAGATAAAGGTGAAATTCGATGTAAAATAATGCCATGTTTTAATAATTCTTCTTCATTTTTTACTTTAAAAGGTCTTTCAAATAAAATACAATCACGTATCATATACCAAATATTTAAATATTTTTCATTACGTAATACATTATTACCTTGTAAAAGTGTTAATACTTTACTATAGTCTGAAAAGGTATTTATCGTATATTTAGCAAGACTAAAATTTGATTGATAATTAGGTGATAAATATATTTTATAATTCAATTTTTGTTTAGGAACATTCTCTTTACATAATTTACATAATAATAAATCTGAATCTTTTATTTCTACAGTCTCCATATAATGACCACAGATAGGTGATTCTTGTTTAATATTTTTATAATTCATTTGAGTAGAAATACGATTGATAACTCGTTTACAATTTCGTTGTTGTATAAAATAATATTCAGGATCTTTATATGTTTCAATAAAAGCAAGTAGATGTGTAACTGTTTCTAAGATTTGATTGCTTGCATGAACATAATAAATATAATTTAATAAAAACTCATCTAATTTATCAATAATTTGATTTTCAATTTTATCTATATACTGTAAAATATGTTCATTTCTAATTTTACTTGTTTCACTAATCATCATATCATAATAAAATAATGGATTAATATAAATATAATCTCTTTTTACTTTTTTACCATCAATATTTTGAACAAGAATTGAATTTGATAATTTAATATTAGAATCTTCAAAATGAGTTAGAAAATCAAAAGGTGTTAATTGTTCCAATTCACATTTATTTCGATAGACTAATTCATTATATTTTTTATTCATATTTAAAAAATCTATTAAATCTTTTAGATTTCCAATTTTTAAAGGATGAAAATCAGTACTTGTTAAAAAATTAACAAGATATAATAAAATCTGTAATTCATATCCATTTACTTTTCTAGCACAAAATTCATAGATAGAATTAATCATAATAGAAAAACAATCTTGAAATGTACTTGTTTTGAATGGATGAATAATACCATAATGAAAGTTTTCATGAATAATATGACTTTTATCATAATCAATAAGAATAGGCAAGACAAATGAATCTACTGTATAAATTTGATCTTTGAAAGAATATACAATATGTTGTTTCGTTTTATATGTTTTAATAATGATATTCCAAGGACATAAATCATTATGTATAAATCCATAATGTTGTTGTGCAACTGCTAATGTCAAAAAGATAATTTTAAGAATAGCAATAAAATCATCAAATGAACATTTCTGAATATATTCACTAAATGTAACACCTTCAATATATTCTGAAATAACACTTTGATCTTTTAACATTCCAAATGTATATTTAAAATTTGGAATTTCACGTAATAATTTATTTAAACAAAGTCCATTAAATGCATCATTTATAATTGTATTTCGTTTTGACTTTTTAATTGCAATATCAAGTGTATCTAGTTTATAGGTTGTAATTAATGTATCTTTTGTTTGATGTCTTTCTCTCTTATTTGTTAACTGTTCAAAAGGCATTTCATGTTTCTTTAAATACATTTCAAATCCAGCCATACCATTTACATTACCATTTACATTACCAAATGTTTCTGGAAATTGAAGTGGTTTTGAAGATGTAAGTTCATTTTGTAAAAGTTTTAATTGTTTTTGAAAGATAACATCATGTACAGAAACATAATTATAATAATAAGTTCCTATTACTTTTTTAATATTAGAAAAAAGAAGTTGTACATAATCGAGAATGCCATCTTTTGTAAGAAAAGTTTTATAAAATTCTAATGCATTTTTAGCAATTTCTTTACATTCAGCATCATGTTCACGACACCATCGAATTTGTTCATATAAATTTGATAAGTCTTCTTTAATGGGGACATAATGAACATATTCTTTTAAATATTTTCTAAACCATAGACGATATTTACTATCTTGTAATAGAATAACAGATCCAGTAGATAATTCTAAAGATAGACGAAATGCGGATACATGTCCATCAACATTAATAATATATTTATAATCTGATTGTTCTTTTGGACTTTTAAAAGGTAAAAGTTTAATTTGATGTTGATCAAATAATAATTTAGGATGAATGACTTCTAAATAAGGATGTTTAATGATTTTTCGTGGACGACAATTCCATTTTGTAATACCAGCATCTAATAAGGGATGTCCACCTTCAATAGGAGATTTTAAAGATGCTAAATATAATCGTGGATTATCATTTACAGTTACACCACAACCAGTTGATGCTCCACGGAATATTGCTGTAGGTTTTTTAGAATCCCAATTCATATTAAAATCAACCTTGTAGTCTTTGAAATCTGGATAAAATAGTTTTTCATCTTCTTGACTTTCTACACGTGCCCAGTCTTCCATAGTTGGAAAAGGAATATCTGTATGTTGATTTGTAGTGACCATGGATAAAATAGGACAATATTTATCATATCGATGACTAGATAGTGGCATTTTTTCACTATTATAAAGATGATCATAAGGTTCAGTATCGTCTTTTTTAATAAGAGGAAAATCTCGACGATTAAAAAAGAGTTCAATATCAGGGACAGATCGTTCACGACATAATGTAAGTAATAAATCTTTTAAATTAGATACACAACGATCATTTTCACCAGTAGGATATTCAGAACGAATTAAACAGTTATTTGCATACCATTTATTGATATGAGAATTGACTTGTTCTGGACGTATAGTATATCCTTGTAATTTACTAGCAAAGATTAAAAATTCGGTCATGTCTCGTACTTGTTTTTGTTGTCCTTTTTCATCGATAATAAAAGGAGGAAATTTAATTTGTTGACTCCATTCATTGGTATAGTTATGTTTACTAAAAGGTAAAAATACAGAGAGTTTATTATCTTTGATTTTTATAAAGACACCTTTTTTAAATTTTTCAAATATGTATAAAAAGGTTTGATCGATGGCATTTGTAGTAATATTTGAATATTTTTTCCAGTCAAGATGTTCACCAACTATTTCTTCTTTATTAAAGAGTTCCCAACGATTTGAATCCAAATTAATTTTTTTTGTTGGATTAGAGCCATTTGAACAGTCACGAAACATTTCAAATTGTTCAACATCTCCAGCTGTAAAATGGGTTTGATTATAGTTGGAATATCGAGGATTAGTTTGTACAGGTTTTACATCTTGTTTTGATGTAAAAAAGTCTGGAACTTTTTGAAAAGAGTCCGTTGTTGTCATTTTTTATATTAATTGTAAATATAAAAAAAAGATCAATTTTATGACTTTAATAATTTAAAGATGAATCACAAATAATTAAATGGATTTAATTATTTGTGTTTTTGGTTGTGATACAATTGAAAAATATAGAAATGAAATTCTTAAAATTAATGAAACATGGGGATCAACTTTTGTAAAAATTTTATTCTTTTTAGGAGAAGAAGAATATCTTCAAGGTGAAAATTACATTCATTTAAAAGATGTAAAAAATGATTATTTATCTGCTTCTTATAAACAATTTTTAGGATTAAAATATATATATGAAAATTATAAACCAAAATTTGTATTTGTTTGTGGAACAGATACATATATCAATATAAATAAATTACTAAAATATATTGAACAATTTAATTCAAATTCTAATCTATATATTGGAGGTCACGGTTGTAAAAGACAAGTTAAAGAAAAATATTTATATTTTCATTCTGGTGGAGCTGGTTTTATATTATCTTTTGGATGTTTATCAAAACTCTATCCTTTATTAAATAATGCAGTTGAAAAATGGTTAGAAATTTGTCCACAACATTTAATTTATGCATGTGATGTTGCTATTTCTTACTATTTACAAGAATTAGATACAACAGTTTTAATAGATAATGATTCTTTTTGGAATTGTAATTATAAAGGTATGGTAGGTTCATATTCTTGTCATTCTAATATAAATATTCAAAAAATAATTACATGTCATAATATGTCACTTTCTGATTTTGATGAATTTAGTTCTTATTTAAATTAATTAAATCTTTAATTAATTTATTCTTTTAAATATAAGTGTCCTAAAACACCTCCAATAAGAACACAGCTAAGTGAAATCGGTAAAATAAGTTCTAATCCAAATTTCTTCATATCTAATTTAGTATTTCCATTATCATCCATCATTTTATATCGTTTTAACTTGTCTATTTTAAAAAGATAGAAAAGAATAGATAACACAAGTGCAGCTAAAAGAAGTCCATAGCCAATTCCTTCCCATAATCCAACATTTTTCAGATCTTCCATTCCAAAATGAGATTTGGGGACAAATCGATAAGTAGGAACTAAACGGTATACCATTTTTATTTAAATAAAAAAAAATTAAAAATTAATTCGATTTAAATCAACTTCTAAGAATCCAAATGATTCATACCACTTATCTCCAAAGTTATTCTTCATCATATCTTTTTCTTGACCACTTAAATAACTAGGATGAATTCCAGATGATAACATCATTTTAATCTGTGCAACATTTTCAAGTTCAATTTCATCTTTATTATCTGTAATTCCTTGAGAATTTATATCTTCAAAATTAATAGAATTATACATTTCTTCTCCAATTTTAGCATAACGTTTCTTATCTTCTTCTGATAAACTCTCAGAGATTTCTTTTAAACGTTTTTCACTAAATAAAGGATCAGCCTGTCTAATTCTATCTAATTGAGTATATTCATTTTTATTTTTTGATAAATAATTAGGAATTTGAATCTTATTTTCCATTTTATATAAAAATGATTTATTTAAATTAAAATCTAAAAAATAAGAAAAATATGAATTTTAATTTAGAAATTCAAGCAACTATTATTTTAAAAAAAATGCTATCTGATCGTGGATATACAATTGAAGAAGACTCTAAAGAAGATTTTTCTGTCCGTGCATTTACTCCTAAAAATCGTATGATCTGTTTCATCTGTAATGAAGATAAATTAAGTATTCAAGGAATTAAAGAATACATGTCCTTAATGAATAAAGAAAATTACAATCGTTGTATTATTGTATATCGTGATAGTGTCACTTCAAGTGCTAAAAAATCCCTTGAAATTATGGAATATAATATTGAACTATTTAATATATCTGAATTACAAATTGATATTACAGAACATGAACTTGTTCCCAAACATGAAAAAACAACAAAAGAAGAAAAAGAAGAATTAGAAAAAAAATATAAAGGAAAATTACCTATTATTTTACATACAGATGCAATCTCTCGATACTATTTCTTTCAACGTGGTGATTATATTCGAATTACTCGTAAAGATGGAAATGTAGTTTATCGTATCGTAAAATGAATTTGATTCAAATTATGAAAATGTTTTTATAAAATTTAATTGTTATTTAAAAACATTTTGTTATATACATAAATATGTCTGGATATCTCAGTTGGTAGAGAAGTTTGCTGTTAACAAAAAGGTCACTGGTTCGATCCCAGTTCTGGACGTAGATTATTTAAAATATTAAATAATCATTTTATTTGCAATCATTAACAGAACAGTTTTGACAATTTGGTTTTCTGTAAGCACTTTGTAGAGTTGAATAGCTGATATAATTGTGTACATTACTTGAACAGACACGTACAGGATCATAAATAGTGTTATAGTTTGGCATGTCATAGGATATTTTTGTGAGAGAGTCAGATAAGGGTGGAGTAAAATCAGTATATCCAAAAGAATCTCTTCCATATGTTTTCAAGTCTACGTAATAGTTCATAGTAGATTTATTCTGTATATATGACATTTATATATTTATAAATAAATTATTTAAAATCGGCGATTTTAAATCTAATGCTGAAAACGTGTAAATTGATTTTCATTTAAATATTTTCGAATTTTATCTTTATGAGGATCAGTACGAAATTGTATTTCTGAACGATCTAATGTTGGTTCAGCACCAGCATTTCTAAACTCTCCTTTTTTCAATGTTTCAGGTAATGTAACTTTTCTTGAAGTTCCATATTCAAAATTATTCATATCTTCAATTTTCAAGACATTTCGTATTGTATTTATTTTTGGTAAATTTTCATGTAATTGAATTACATTTTGATGTTCTACACGTTTATATACAGTTGGATCATTTAATGAACTATCAACAGAAAATTGAGGCATATGATAATCTAAATTCATTTCTGGTACATCTGTTAATAATGTATATCCTGTTTGTTTCCCTGATTCAGCTTCAAATTGTAAAATATTTTTTACACTTTCTTTATTATTTCCCATTAACTGATCTAATGTTTTTACATTAATATCTCTTCCTCTATTTACAACAAAATCATAATAGTCTTTATCTTGAATATATTGATTTTGATCGATAGATAATCCTTCAATACCTTGATTTGTTTGTAAAGAAGGTTTAGAAAATGTTTCATAATAATCTTTATCTTGAATATATTGATTTTGGTCGATAGATAGACCTTCAATACCTTGATTTGTTTGTAAAGATGGTTTAGAAAATGTTTCATAATAATCTTTATCTTGGATGTATTGTTTTTGATCAATATTAATATTATCAAGATTTTGAGAACGATGTTCATTCTTATTTGTGATTGCATTTACTTGTTCATAATTTTCTTGAATTCCTTTATATTGATCTATATTTTCTCTTGTAAAATTGGATAAATCCATTGTACGATTTCCTGAAGATGCTTCAATCAAAATACGTTTATCATTAATTGAATTTTGCATTTTATAATTTTCTAAAATTGGTTTTTCAATTTTTACAGACTGATTTGGTTTAATTGTTTGTTCTGTTTTTAATATATCTTTGATCATTCTAAATTGAGTAGGTATATGTTTTTTTTTAGCATAATCAATAAATCCAGGATTTGTTAATGCTTGAAACCATGCACGTGGTTGTCTTGATAGAGGCATTAAATCACGTAAAGATCTTATAGGAGGTCTAAATGCACCTTTATCTGCAATACGATATGGTAAATAAGCTTGTCTTGTACCTTGATAATGTCCTTGATTTATATTATTTCCTTGACCAAAGGAACTATTAGTAAATGAACCAGCATTATTTGAATTATTATTATAAGAGACAGACACCATAGGATTTACACCACGTGCATAGACTAAAATACCTTCATTCATACGATCTGAACTACTGTCTATAAGATCATTAATATCATTATTTTGTCCTACTTTATCAATACGTTTTGTAAAGATGGCTTTAGGAGGATCTCTTAAAATATTCAAAGATCCATTAAAACCATCAACGGATGGTAAAGTAACGTGTTCTAGCTTTGGATATTGAATTGCCATTTTATATAAAGAATAATTTCTTTTATACTTTTATATAAATGAGAACCCTTATAACTTTTTTATTTCTTTTAATCATATTACTGTGCACTCTATATCTTTCATCAATAAAAGAAAATTTAAAAGAAAAAGATTTAAAAAAAAAAGTTAGATTTGATCCTATATCCTATGAAGCACTAAAACCAGAAATTGAAAAATATCGTATAGGAACACCTAGTTTTCAATATGATAATCCAAATTTTCCATACTCTAATCCATATAAAAAACATCCTCTATCTTCTTTATTAGATAGTAAATATAGACAACCAATTGATGGAATTGTTCCTGATAATTATCCTTATACACTTCAACCAAATGAAATGATTCCACCAGAGATAGATATGAGTTCTTATTTTTCAGATTTACTATCATAACGTTGATCATGAAAATCCCAATAATCATTACAACCTATTTTAAAATGATCAGGAACTGGTTTTGCTTTATACCAAAATAAACAGTCCTCTGGTTTATTTGAAGTGGTTGCATTATGTACATAAAGTGCCGTATAATCATCTGTAAGTTGATCCATGACTTCATTAAATGAATTAAAATCTCCAATAACACCACAATAATTTTCCCATAAAATACGACGATTCCTTAAGTTTGTTTCACGTAAAATAAAAGTGCCGTCTATATTTGTACGAATGGCCGGTTTTATATCTAAAGAATACTGTAAAGAAAGAATAAAAAACATTTTCCAATGGCGGCCATTTTTATAGAGTCCTAAGAAGAGGGGATCATTGAATAATTTTGGGTCATCTGTACAGTCATCTAGTAGTAAAATACCCCAAGGATTTTGTAAATGTTGTTTGGCAAGTTTTTGTCGATTAACAAAGTTTTCGATGGTTCCTTTGTCTAGAGAATTAAAGACAAAAGAGGATGGGAAAATTTTTGAATAGTGACCGTTACTATCTTCTGTTCCACTCATGGCTACTCCCATAGGAAAAATGTGACTCTTTTCATAGAGAAGACTAGTGATAAGAGTTGTTTTACCTGTACCAGGCTTTCCGATAATGACAATTTTACTACCACCTTGTTCAGGTCTATCCATGTTTTTAGTAGATGGAGCGATCATGTCTGGGTCAAGCTCCCTTATTCTATAATTGATCGTATCTCTACCTGACATTATTTGTATCCTCCTTAATCTTTTTAAGTAGGATTTTTGAGATTATTTGGATTTTTAAAGGGGGATAAGAAGGAGAAAGTATGTGAAGTATTATAGATGATTAATTACTGAAAAATATAACAAGTGAAGTCGGAATTCCGACTTCACTTATAACAACTGAGATTGACTTGTTATGAAAATATAGTTAGTTAGAAAATATAATTACTATTTAAAATAATGATTTATATATAAAATGGATCAGATAATTAAATTCAATGAACATTCTATCCGAGTTATTGATGATATGTTTGTCTTAAAAGATATTTGTAAAATTCTTGACATATCAAATGTAACACAATGTTCAAAAAATATTAGTAAAAAAAATAAAGAATTAAAAAAAGTAAAATGTTCAAATGGATATTATGATATGTATGTAATCGATAAATTTGGATTATTAAAATTAATTATAAAATCTAAATATGATAATGAAGAAGAATTTATAGAATTTATTAATAATTATAAAAAAGATAGTGAACCTGAATCTCAAATAGAAGATGTTAAAGATGATCAAAATATTGAAAGTAGTACTTTAACTATTAATAATTACATATTAACTTTTAGAAAAGATGATGGATATATAGATATTACAAATCTTTGTAAAGCTGGTAAAAAAGAATATAAACATTGGAATGAAAATAAAAAATCTATTGATTTCTTGAATATTCTTTCAATGAATACAGGAATTGATATATCAGAATTAATAAAATCAAAAAAAGGTAATTCTAATCTATTTGAACAAGGTACATGGGTTCATCCACAAGTTGCAATTAATATAGCTCAATGGATTTCACCAGAATTTGATGTAAAGATATCTAAATGGATATTTCAATTATCTTTGACAGGAAAAGTAGACTTATCAGAAAAAGAATTGTCATCACAAGAATTATTAAAAATTCAACAGGATTTAATTGAAAAAGATAAACAAATTGAAAAATTAGAAAATGATTTAGTAAAAGTTAAGAAATCAAACATAAAACAGACAGAAAGATTTGGTTTTTATCACAATTTTCGAGATATGCCATCAGTTTATATTATTAGTGATCCAGGTAAACTCAATAAGAGTGAATTGAAATTTGGATTTACTGAAAATATAAATAATAGACTTGAACATGATCGTTGTATGATACCAAATTTACGTTTAGAATTTTTAATGTATACACCTTTTCCAAGACTATTTGAAGCAACTATCAAACATCGTTTTTATGAACAATTAATTAATAAAAATCATGAATGGATTATTGAACCTCTTGAAAATGTAATTGATTTCTACAGAACTATTAATAAAGTAATGAATTTTAAAGGAATCGAAGAAGATTCTTGTTGGAAATATAATAATGTTTTAGAAGATGAAGAAGATGATAAAAAAGTTTATACTAAAAAAGATGAATCTAAAGAAGAAATTGAATCTAAAGAAGAAATTGAATCTAAAGAAGAAATTGAGTCTAAAGAATATAAAATTGGTTTAAAAACCGAGCTTTTATCAACACGTTTAAAGAAGATTTTACCTGGATGGTTGATAAAATCTGAATATATAAAAATAAATGAAAAATCACCTGAACAACATCGATATTGTGATGGATGGTGTAAAAAATATATAAAAACAAATGAATTTAGTTATAATAAGAAAGGAAATACTCTAGTTATTTGTAAAAAGTGTGAAGATATGGAGGATATTGCAAGAATTAAAATAGAAACAGGTATATCTACAGCAGATCAGATTAAAAAGAACCCATTATTATTATTATGTAAAGGAGATACAAAGGTTTGTAGACAATGTAAGAAAATTAAAAATCTAGAAGATTTTGAAGATGTAAATCGAAAATGTAGAGAATGTAAACGAAATAATCAAAAAACAAGAATTGCAACAATAAATTTCCAAGATACAATTGAAGTTTTAAAAACTTTAAAAGAAAAAGAGTTAGAGACAAAAATTAAAAAAGTATCAAAAGATGAATTGATTAAAATTATTAAAGAATTAAAAATTGGAAGATTATCAACAGATAAAAAAGATGATATGAATCAAAAAGTATTTTTATATTTTAATTAAAAACTATATTAAATAACAACTTAAGTTGTTATTTAATTGAATTGATTATTGAACATCACACCCATTTTCTTTGGTTATTTATTTGTGCATCTCTATTAAATCCATATCCTTCACGAAATCTATACCATTCCATCATATATTTAAATTCTTCTGCATTTCCTCCTTTATCTGGATGAAGTTTTACTTGTAAATCTCTATAATTTCTTTTTAAATTATCAGTATCAACTTTTAAATAATTGAATTTCTTCAGGATATAATAATTTAATTTTCTTTATTGGACTAGGACTTTTTCTAGTTTTCTTTGTTTGACCAGGACTTTTTCTAGTTTTCTTTGTTGGACCAGGACTTTTTCTAATAATTTTTAATAATCCTTTAGATTCTAACTCTTTACATAATTTTTCTCTTGTTTGTGATACTTTTATTTTATTTTCCTTTGCAAGTTTTTTCAATTCATCCGTAGATAAACATAAATTATCTTTATAATTATGCATAGGTAAAGAACAATGAGGAAGAAATTCATTTGATAAAATAATATTTTTTATAATTTTAATCATTTGATCAGTTGTCATTCCTGTTGTATCAATTTTTTGAATACAATCTGAAAGTTGTAAAGATCAATTTAAAGTTATTAAATTATTTAAAAAATGTCTCATCCAAATATAAAATTAATTGAAGATTTTTTATTAAAACAATGTGAAATTATAAATCTATATTATGATAGATTTCCAAAAAAAATAAAAAACTCTAATTGTTATATAGTAATTGTAGAACCTAGAAGTGATCATATATTATTAGAAGCAGTTTGTAAGAATGTGATGTATTTTTTACCAGATAATTGGAATTTAGTAGTATATAGTTATGATGAGACTATGGTAAGAAATAGATTAAAAAATATAGAATTTATTTTTAATAAAACAACAAAGTCATCATTTACATTAGAAGAATATTCTAATTTATTAATGTCTCATTCATTTTGGGATAATATTCCAGGCGAAGATATTATTATATTTCAAACAGATAGTTATATTACAAAAAGAATTACTAATGAATATTTAAATAGAATTAGACATTATCCATTTATTGGAGCAGTATATAGAATAGTCAATGGAAAAGATAATATTGATTTAGTAGCAGTAGATAGAACTCGTAATTTTTCTATGAGTGGTGGATTTAGTTTTCGTAGTAAAACTGCTATGAAAAATTGTATATCAAAAATTACACTTGATAATATTATGGAATATAGAATAAAGAATAATTTAAATATAAATTTTCAAAATAAATATTATGAAGATTTCTATTTTGAAAATGCTTTATATATATTAAATTATAAATTACCAACATATGATGAATGTATTTTATTTTGTGTCCAAGTATATTATAAATTAATAAATTCATATGCTATACATGGAATATATAGATGTTATGTATATGATTCTCTTATTTATAATTTAAGACCATCTTTAGTTGAAATACATGAAGAAATTTTAAATAAATTAAATTAAATTTCATCTATAATTTTTTCTACACTGTCTAAAGCTCCTTCAACCCATCCTTGATTCATAGATATCATTTCACCAACAATAAACATATTTTTTAAAGGTCTTTGGGCTTTAAAAATAAATTCTTGTCTTGATTCATTTTTATGATTTGGTTTATAATAGTGTGTTCCTATATTAAAGAATATACTTTTAATTGAATCTAAATGTAAAGAATTTTTAGGTAAATAAAGTGCTTTTTCTAAAAGTCTTGATAAATAATTTCTATTTTCTGTTGTATTTTCAAGATATGGTAATAATTGATTTGCACATTTATTATCACTATAACTTATCATATAAATTCCTTTTTCTTTATCAATAGGTAATATTTTTTGTAAAGGACCTTTTACCATTGTCATATTTTTAACAAGAATATTATTATTTGAAAATTTTCCATAAATTCGTAAAAATGGTTGACCTTTAATTTCTTTATACATCATTTTTTGAACAGGAACAAGTCTCTGAACAGTATCAATAGTTGTTGCAAATATTACTTTTTTGGTATATAAGATTTCATGTGTATCTAATTCTAATTGATAAAAATCTATTTTATATTTTATTACTTTGATTACTTCTTTATTTGTTTGAATACGTTTAGGAGTTATAAAAGAAGCAAGAGAATCAACTAGTTTTTTCCAAGGAACAGAAAATCCAATCCAATTTTTTATATTATCTTCAAAGCCATATAAAAATAATGTATCATATACATCTTCATGTTCAAAGTCTGTAAATCCAGAAGTAATTAAAAAATCTTGATATGTTTTTTGGTCTAAAATAGATAAAGCAAATTGTTTAAAAGTACCTTGAAATGGTTTTTTACGATATTGATTTCGTAAATAATAAAAAAGGTCTACTTTAGGTTCTTTATAACTATGAGTAACATCAAATTCACGAATAGGAAATTTAAAATCATCTAATAATTTTAATAATAATTTATCTTTTTTTTTACGACCGATACCAGCACCAGTAACTATAGGAATACCTTCATACATGATTTGACCAATACGTCCACCTAGTTTATTTTTTTCGATTAAAAGTAGTTTAGCTTTTGGATATTTTTGTAAAAGTTTATAAGATATATATAATCCTGAAATACCTCCTCCTATAATTATAAAGTCAAACATTTATTTAAAATAATTAAATAATTAAATAATTTATAATAAAATGACAAAGCCATTAAATTATAAATTTGTTATTGGTGCTGTTCTTCTTGTTCTTCTTGTTGGTTTAGGATTAGTAATGTACTTTACTTCAGGTTCAAAATCAGATTCAAAATCTAAATCAGATTCAAATCAATCTAAATCTGAAGATAAACGCAATCCTAGTCCTCCCAATCCTAGTCCTCCCAATCCTAGTTCTTCTAGCAATTGTTTTACTCCTCCAGAACGACAATTTGAGTGTGCTGAGATAACAGGTGATGATCCTATTGTAAATGAATTTAAATGTTTACCATGGTTATTTAAAAATAAAAAATTTAATCAAAGTTCTATAGAGAGTCCATGTGCTCTATTAGATTCAGCCATTAGTCAACGTGATGAATGCTCAAAAGCCTCTCAAGACCTTTATAATATGTATTGTGTTGGTAATGATCCTATTATTCATAATCATAATAGTGATCGTAATAATTATCCATGTGGACAAGATTGTCGTAGTCCTGATATTGATAATTGTTATAAAGATGTTTTAATTAGAAATCAGTGCCAATTTAGATCAAGACATAATTCAGGTGAATATATAGAAAATTGTCTAAATACTGGTAATACAGTTGGTCTTCCTTGTGGTCCAGAATTAAGAAAAGCATGTATGAATATAAAAAATGAACCACTTGATCCTAATTGTATATAAATTTATTGTAATTTTTGAAGTAATTCGTGAATATCTTTTTTATCTGCACCCATAGCATTTCCTACAATATTACCATCAATAATTCCAAAAAAGGCTGGAACAGCCCCAATCTTTAAAATATTTGTTAATTCTTTAGAAAATTTACATGTTCCTTTGATCATTAAATCAGCATCAAATTTTAAGAAAATAATATGTTGATATTGAGGAAGAGTAGAAAGTTGTTCCAAGTAAGGAGAAATTGTTTTACAAGGACCACACCATTCTGTATAAAGTTTTAAAAATATTTTCATAGGAGGAGGATTCATTTGTTTGGATTTAAAATTATTTTGAAAATAATCCAATCCATTTGTCAAAATATTGTAAAGGTGTTCACAAGATTGAACATGTTTAAAACGTTGTGGTTGTTGTGGTTGCATTTGTTGTTGTTGTGGTTGTGGTTGTTGTTGTTGTTGTTGTTGTGGTTGTTGTTGTTGTTGTTGAATCTTTGGTTCTAGTTTATTATAAGATTCAAAAGTAACATAGGGAGAGGGTTGTCTTGCCATTTTATATTTATTTCTTTTTAAATATTAAATATAGAATAACTAGAACAAATAGACCTAATATCAGATATAAAATATTTTGTTTATTTATGAGAGAATTCAAGTTATAGTTTTGCATTTTATATTGAAATCCTTCTTTTTTAGAAAGGTCAACAATTTCACCTGATTTTGATTTGTAATACATTTTATATAATAAAAAATTATATTTTTACAACTTTTAATACTTGTTCTTCGAATTGATTTCCTTTTAATGTTTCTTTTATTTCATTGTATATTTTACGGGCTTTATCTTCATCCATATAATGATGAAGTATTGTCATTGCATCTCTTTTTTTTTCATCTTCTTTTTTTGCTTTACGTTTTTCTTTTTTTTCAGAGATAACAGCAATTCCTTGTGATAAATCACGAACACCGGGTTGATTATTTTCTTTTAAAAATTTTGAAATTTTTTCTTTGATTTCTTTTTGACGATCAGATAATTTCTTTAATTCAACTCTTTTTATTTTTAAATCTTTTTGTATACCAGAAAGTTCTAACATTAATGCTTTTATATTGATATCAGTTGACATTTTTTAACATTATGTAAAAACTTTAAATTTTATATAATAAAATGAATTTTGACATTATTGATTGGAATCCCATCAATTCATATAACGAATTTAATCTTTTATCAAGAGTTCATATTAACCCTACTATTGAATTACTTCAATTATTTAAAGATTCAAAAGACCATAATCTTTTATGTACTATAACAGAAACAGAAATTTATGATGGTGAAGTGTATGGTATAATTGATAAGTCTGTTGAAGATGAAACATACTATATTATCTTAGATCTTGTATGGATGCAATATCCAAAAAAAAATGGAAAAATATCATTTAAAAAATCTCCTCAAATTAATTATTTTATAAATAATTTAGAGAGTTCTAATTTACAAAATAATTCTAATTTACAAAATAATTCTAATTTACAAAATAATTCTAATTTACAAAATAATTCTAATTTACAAAATAATTCAGAGACTGATACTGATTTAAAATCAAGAATGAAATTATCAGATTTATTGATACCAATTGGTATTAGTTTAGTGTTGATTGGACTTTCAAAATATATTTTTTCCAAAGAATTTTTTAATTAAAATTTTACAATGTTGATTGAGTTTAATTTTTTTTTGTTCTATTAATTGTGTTAAACAATCAATAGAGAACCATCCGATTCCATTTGCATCATTATCTTTAATATGACTTTGTAAAAATGTTTTTGATTCTTTTAATTCTACTGTATAGTATATTGCTTTATTTTTTACAATCGTATTATTTAAGAACTGTTCAGGTTTTACAGTAATACCAGTTTCTTCTAATACTTCACGCATAGCACAGTCTTCTACAATTTCATTTTCTTGAATAGTTCCTTTAGGAGGTCCCCACATTTGTCCTCTAGATTGAACTAGTAAGATTTTACCAGATTCTGGATCAACAATAAAACAACCAGCTTTGATAATTCTATTTGTAGATGATTTCCAACCATCATTAATGTTCCATTTTATTTGTTTATAAATAGTAGTTTTGTATGAACAACATTGATTTTCACAATTATATTCTTGAATCATTTTTATGATTTTCTATATTATATTTTTTTTCTTTAATATTCATTTTTATAAATGAATATTCCGTTAATCAAAATTGGAGAATTTACTTTTCGACCAATTCATTATTATAAAGTAGAACAATATGATATCACTATTTATAAATTAAAATATAGAGATATAGAGTGTACAATACCTTATTATGTATCTTTAGGAGAAACAAATAATTTTAAAGCAAATTTATTATTACCATTTATTTGTTTTAGTCTTGATTATAGTTTAGATTGTCCAAGAACAATAAAATTAAATAAAAAAGGTTTATTAAAATATAATATTTGTGTATCGATAAATAAAGATAAAATTATAGATCAATTTAAAAAGTTATTAGAAAAAGAATTTACAAATAGTGTATTAAGTCCAAATATTCCTGGATATATAGAAAAATTAAAAAAAGATCATTTAAAAGATATTTATTCTGTTTTACAAAGATTTTTAAATCTACTTGATTTTATAATCATGATTTCTTCTTTTAATGAAGATATAACTATTGATGATACAATAATTCAATACTCTGCTAATCCATTTGATATAACTTTTAGAGGTTTTATGATTAATTTTTTTAAAGAGTGTAAAGAAAAGATAAGACCATTTATAACATTTTTACATTTATCTCCAGAAGAAATAAGTATGGAGGTTTTTAATAAAAAGAAATATACAAAATTATATTTTAATCATTCTGTAAAAAAAAATATGAATGATTATTTAGAAATATCAAAACAATTTTATTTTTTTATGAAAAGTGAAGAATCATTTTATTTTATTTCTGATCATTTTAAAGTTTTTAAAGAAAAAGAAAGTGATACAGATGATGTTTATAAGAATATGTTAAAATTATGGGATATTGAAGATATAACAGAATTTGAAATGTTATCTTTTTCAATTATAGAATGTGCAATGAATATATTTAATAAACAAGTTGAACTAAATAATAATTTTATTGATATTTTAGTTTTACCATATATGTTAATTGCATCTCTAAGTATATCAATTCATACAAATATGAGTTATGATTTTATATCAGATCCTCCTAGATCAGATCGTAAATTAGATTCTCCTATATCAGATTCTCCTATATCAGATCCTATATCAGATTCTCCTATATCAGATCCTAATCATAACTTTCAAACACTTGAAAGAAGATTAATTATTCTATATGAAAAATATATGATGGATGAAAAATATATGACGGATCTTTACAAATATAAAACAGTTATAGATATTAAGTTATTGAATAAATTTGTAAGTGAAATTCTTTTAAATACAAATGGTTGTAATATAAAAGAGTCTTCCTTAGAAAGAAGAATGAGAATTTTACTTTCACATCATGATCCTAAATTTAAAAGTAAAAGTAAATCAAAAAGTAAAACTAAAAATAAAACTAAAATAAAATCAAAAAGTAAAACTAAAACTAAAATAAAATCAAAAAGTAAAACTAAAACTAAAATAAAATCAAAAAGTAAAACTAAAAATAAAATATAAAATAAAATGGAAATAACAGAAGTTGAAAAACCAAAATTTACATTAGAAGAATCATTTGCATTACCAGAATCATTTACAATTGTAAAAGCTAAAGATAAAAAAGGTAACTCTTTTAGTAAAGAAAAATATTATAGTAAATTTGTAACAAAATATGATAAGAATTATGAAAATTTTGTAAAAGAAACAATAACTAAATTATATTATGAATTTATTATATTTAGTAGGAACAATGATAAATCTAAAAAATAAAAAAATCTTTAAAATAAATGTCTAATCAAGATTCTAAACCTGGATTAGGTGATGAAATATATAGTGGAGCAGCTGAAGTTGGACAAATAAGAACAACAATTGGTTTAGTTATTGGTAGTATTATTGGATTAATTTTTATAGCAGTTGGAATTTATCTTGAATTTTTTGATAAAAATAAACATACAAAAGATATTTTAGCAACAGTAGTAGATGCAAATTGTACAAGTGTTGCAACTCGTGATAATGTAAATATAAATTGTGCTCTAAATATAAAGTATACTGTTGATGGTAAAGAATATAAAGGATTTGTAAATACAAATGATACAACTCATGTAAAAGATAATATAATTAGAGTTTATATTGATCCAGCAAATCCATCTGATGTTTCTATGCAATCATTAAGTGCTGATAAAACGATGGGTATTTTTATTATTATATTTGGTCTTGTTGCGATTGGTATTTCAGTTTTTTCATGGTGGTTATCTAGAAGATATAAATTTTTTGCGGCTGCTGAAGGAGTAGGCATGGGTGTAAATTTAATAAGAGGAAATGGTTTCTAAAATTGAAAAAGTGATTTATAAATATATATAAATAAAATGCGTGTTTGCGATTTATTTTGTGGAACAGGTGGATTTTCAGTAGCTTTTGAAAAATATGGATTTCAAAGTGTATTTGCAAATGATATTGAACCTTCTTCAAAACAATTTTATGAATTAAATTGTAAAGGTTCTTTCATTCTAAAAGACATGAATACATTTACAAAAGAAGAGATTCATAAATTACCTGATTTTGATATTCTTACAGGTGGATTTAGTTGTCAGCCATTTTCTATTGCTGGTAAGAAATTGGGATTTAAAGATAATAGAAGTGATGTATTTTGGAAAGTGTTAGATTTTTTAGAGATAAAAAGACCTCTTATTTTTTTATTAGAGAATGTAAAAAATTTAGTTTCTCATGATGATGGAAATAGTTTTCATACTATTTTAGAATGTTTAAAAGAGAAGGGATATTATGTAAAATATTCTGTTTTAGATACTTCAAAAGTTTCAAATATACCACAAGGAAGAGAACGTATTTATATTATTGGATTTTTAGATGAGAAAAAATATGAACAATTTGAATTTCCACAAAGTAAAAAAAGAGAATGTGTTCCTATTCATTCTTTATTAGAAGAAAATGTATCTGAAAAATATTTTTATGATACATCAAAAATTTATGATAAAATTAAGGATGAAATCAAAGATGAAATTACTGAAAAAAATACAGTATATCAATATCGTAGACACTATATTCGACAAAATAAATCAGGTCTTGTTCCTACATTAACAAAAAATATGGGTTCAGGTGGTCATAATTGTCCTTTAATAAAATATAAAGGAAGAATTCGAAAATTAACTCCAAAAGAGTGTTTTATGTTTCAAGGATTTCCAGAGACATACAAGTTACCTGTTTTATCAGATTCAAAGTTATATCAGTTTGCAGGGAATGCAATATCTGTATGTGTAGTAGAGAAGATTATAGAAAAGTTACAATTAGTTTTATAAAATTGAAAAATAGATATCATTGATATAAAAAAATAAATGAATATTTCTAAACTATTTGATGGTTATTTGACATATTCAAAATTATTACAAGAATATGGATTACGTCGTCCTCCATTTCCAGAGGGATTAAGTGAAACATTAGCAGGAATTTGTTTATCTAAATATTATAATCGAAAGATATCAAAGGCATTAACAGGTGATTTGATAGATGAAGAGACAAAATATAAATATGAGATTAAATGTTTTTCGAGTACAGGACCATCATCATTTGGTCCAGATGAAGAATGGAATTCACTAGTATTTGTAGATTTTATGGATTATATGAATGGAAATTTTATAGTATATGAATTTCCATATTCAAATGATTCAAATGAGATTCAATCATTACTTTTATCAAAAAAAGAAACATATAAAGATCATTGTAAAAATGGAAGAAGACCACATATTTGTTTTAATGAATTTTGTAAACAAAATAAAAATGAATCTAAATTAACAGTTATTTTTTGTGGTAATATTAATGATTTAAAATTTAATTAATTATAATTAAATTTATTTTTCTTATTTTTCTTTAAAGATTTTAGATAATGTTTTCATATGGAATGAACATTCTTCATATTCAAATAAATGAAACGATTTTCGAAATTCTTCAATTGTAAAAGGTCCACCAAATGTTTTTAATAATCTCCAATGTGGAGCACTTTTTATTTTTTTAACATTATTTCCAACACATTCTTTATACATACTATATAATAACATTTTACTTTCACTATAAAAAGAGTCATGTGCATTTTCTTGTATAAAAGACATGATACAATTAAAACTACAGAAAATTCCATCAGTTACGTAATGTTCTTTTTCAATTAATTTAATATCAATTGTATCTTGTTTTAGTTGAGATAATTGTTCTAATTTTGTTTTTGTGATATTTTCTTTCATATAATATTTATCTTTTGTTATCTGTGAAATATAAGACTTTTCAATACGATTATTAATAAATTTAATAGGACATCCAATAGGTTTTGTAGAAAAAGAATGTTTACACCAAAAACATAATATAGAAGTAGAAGAGGGATAAATATCTTTATTAATCCAGTCAAGCATTGTAACTAGACATTTATCATTTTTTTCATCTAAAAAGGAGATGGGTACATCTTCATTTTTTTCGATAAGATCAAAAATATCTGTTTTATTTTTAGGGATAATATTTTCTTTTTCAATATTAGATACAATAAAGAGACCGAATTTTTTTTCAGTTTCTTGAATATTAAATCCTTTTAAAAAGAAATTTCTCTTTTTGCTCATTTTAATAATCTAAAATTATAAATTTATATAATCATTTTTATTTAAATAAAGTAATGAAAATATGGTTAGAAGATCCATCATTATTATATAAAGGACATTCTTTTATACCTAACTCATCAATGAATATTGAAGAACGAATGAATACAATTACACGTCTTGTTTTATTTATTTTTTTAATCATGATATTAATGGGATATAAAAATGCAATCTTATTTTTATTACTTTCAATTATTTTTATAATTATTCTTTATTACTTACAAAAGAAAGAGATGTCTGTTGAACCTTTTAGTTATATTCAACAATCAGAAGATTTATATGATAAAGCAGTAAAAGAATATAAACAAAATCGATATACGATTGAAAAATTTCCATCTTATTATGCAAATGAACGTGTCCCATCATCTGAAATTATACCTAATCAATCTTATGTTTCTAAAAATCAAAATATTGTAGGACCTGCTAATCCAAAAACACTTGTCGCACCTGTTGTTGCACCTCCTTCTTATGATTGGACATATTGGAGAGCAAATGATTTTGTATTTCCTAGTATTATCAATGAAAAAAGAACTCAAGATTTTTATGGAAGTGGATATTATACATCAGATGAACCACTTATTGAAAACTATAAAGCGCCAAGTAGTCTAAATAGAGATAAAATTACAAAAGAATCTTATGAACAAGTTCGACAACAATCTGATAGTCCATATTATGAAAATGAATATGTAAAACCTTATGAACCAATAGATACATTGGGATATTATAATGGAAAACATCCTACAGAGATTAATAATGGAAATGATTTAGGAAGTTCTAATGTAGTACCAAAAGATTATTTACGAAAAAAGAATCCAAAATTGATTGAAAATAATTTTTATCGTAAAACAGATGGAACTTTAAAATATCCTGGAGATGTTAATAAATCATGTACATATGATCCAACTAATTTAGATTATGATTTACCTACAAATTTTATGGCTGGTAATTGTGAACGAAATAAAAATGTAAAAGGATTAAATAATGAAATATTTACAAGTACAATTACACCTGGAGTATACTATAAAACACAAATTATTGAACCTTTAAATTCAAATATTGGTATTTCATTTGATCAACAGATGCCTACACGTTATAAATCTGTTGATCAATATGGAAACATTACTTATACAGCAATGGATCCAAGTTTATATGAACCTGTAAAACAAATCGATAAAAATGATTATGGAACAGCTCCATATGAAGTATATGATCCACGTACAAATGGATATGGTTCAAGTGACCGTGAATATCAACATGATTTAACAGGACAGCCTCGATTTTATTATGATGATGTGAATGCTGCCAGAAGACCTAATTATATTACAAGAACAAATATTGATCATTTATTAAAAGCAGATTCATATGGGGTTGTACAAGATCGTAATGATATCATGTCACGAAATTGTAATAGTAGACAAATAGCAGAAGATGGAATTTTACAGGATACATTAGATCATCGAACAGATTTAATGACAAGATTAATGAGAAAGACAAACTCGGAGATGTGGCAACAACGTCTTGCACCAATTCACAAAGGTGCAAATTTTGTAATGCGATAAATTTTTATAAAACTTTTTTATAAAATTATTTAGTATTTCTTAGTCTTTTTAGATTTATTAGATTTCTTAGTCTTTTTAGATTTTTTAGATTTCTTAGATTTCTTAGATTTCTTAAATTTCGATTTTAATTTTTGTAATCTTTGACGAAGATCTTCTTCTTCTTCTTTATCTGTTTTTTCTTGAAATCTCTTTATTTCATTTTCTAAAATTAATTTTAATTTTTCAACACACGTAATATATTTTGTTTTTTTTTCTAAATCATTAGTTTTTAATCCTAAATCTAGTATTTCTTGCATTCTTTTTTTTGTGAATCAATATGTATTTTAAATACATACTCTGGTATATCACAATTATTAATTAAACATATACGTTTTGCTTCACAAGACATTTTTATATATAAAAATATAAAAAATTATTGTTTAACGACATAATTTAATAATGTAAAATAGATTGCGATAAATAAAGTGATTTTAATCATTAATTTAATATATGT